GTAGTGGGTACGAGAAGTCTTTGTTATGGATTCATATAGAATAGTATAGTCATAAGCCTCCTATCATGATTTATAATAGATTTATTTAGAGGTAATGAGAAATAAATAGTCCCCAATTTGGTCCCTGATTTTTGTGATAAGGACTATTTTTTATTAAATAAATCCATCGCATCTTTCTTGGCTTTGTCAGCAATGGCTATGTATGGCTTCATCGTTCGGTAATCTTCATGTCCAGTCCATTTCATTACAATTTCAGGGGCAATACCTAACATGATGGCATTGCTTATAAAAGTCCTTCTTCCGCAGTGTGTAGTTAAAAGCTCGTATTTCTTATAAGTTTCATCATATCGTTCCCCTCCTTTATAATAAGTGATAGATACAGGCTCATCTATGCCGCATAATTCTCCTAACTCTTTAAGACCGTCATTCATCTTTTGGTTAGATATAACAGGGAGAGCTAAATTATCTTCGTATGTCTCGTCTTTATATTTCTCTAATATTTCTTTTGAATAGTCGTTTAATTCGATCCTTAATGTCTCATAAGTCTTGATAGTCGTTACCTGTATGTGATCTTCAAATACATTTGTCCTTTTAAGATTTGCAACGTCTGAATATCTCAATGATGTAAAACAACAGAAACAAAACACATCTCTTACTTTTTCTAGATGGGGGCAGGTTGAAGGGATTTTGAAGTTGTATATTTTTATTAATTCTTCCCATGCAAGGTAAACGATTGCATTCTTGACCTCCTTCAATTTGGGCTGAAAAGTTGTAAAAGCCATTTCTTTATTATATCCTTTATTGGTAGCCCAACGAAGAAACCATTTTAAATTGTCTAGATTTTTTCTTATGCTGGAATTCTTTAATCCCTTTTTCTTTGAATTGACTTGTATAGTTTGCAGATAGTCAACAAATTTGGAAAGCCCCTTCTGGGTTAAATCCTCAAACTCTAACTTAGGAGCAAACTCTTTCAGTCTACGTTGTATTGTCCTATGCTCTTTGTATGTGGATTCACTCCATTGACTTTCGTGACCTTGTTCTATCATAAACTCTATATGATATTCAAATATAGTCCGTTCTGGTTTTACTTTTTTACCAAGTCTTTGGTTAAACTCATTCTTAAATTCTTCGGGGCTTGGAGATATGTTTTGCTGTTCGAAATAAAAAAAGACTGTATCACATATATCCTGGTATTTTTGAATATCCCTATTAATAATAGAAGAATGCGTTTTCTTAGCTCCATGAGTTGTATTATTCTTGCATCGCTGTGCATCTGGTATCCATTTGTCTATGTCTATACGATGCCCGACATTAAATGCAACTGTATTTCCGTTCCACTTTATCCTGTAGCGAATTTTTGCATCCAGTTTGTCTTTCTCTTTGTCTAAAAGAAATATGCAGTTTCTTTTTATATTCATAGCTTTTCTATAAAATGCTGTCAGTTAGTTTTAATGTATAGCATTTTTTGTTGATTAATGTATCCTATTATTGCTTATTGCGTTTAAATTATGATAATTTGTTACTTTCTATATTGGTTTTATTCAACTTTTTTGTATTTTGCATGTTCTATTATTTTACAAATAAAACATAACCTAAACCTAATACTTACTGCCTATTGAGCATATCTTTTAAAACACATATTAAATCATCCTTAGACTTTATTGTAGCGTCTTTTTCAGATATGATTCTTTCCAAATCTTGGATACGCTGTTGTAGCCTATCGAGCTCACCCGAGTTTGATTTGTCGCTTGGGTCTAGTCGCTGTATTTCAACTTCACCGGTGGGCTTAATAATTTTTTGAGTTCCGGATTCGGACATAGTTAGGTAATTCATTACTCCAGAATTTGCTTGAGCTACATTGCCTTTATTTTCTTTTATTATCATGCCGCCTTCTCCAGTGAGAAGATATGCCTTATTTATATAAGGATATTTAGAGCTTATCTTTTCCGCCATATTTTTACTAATCCCAACCTTTTTGGAAGGATTTAACACATCATATATTGCTTGTGGTCTATCAAATCCTAAAGATTCAGCAAATTGTTTAGGGTTTAATTTGAGATAAGATATTATCTCCTCCATTATTTTAATGACTTTTTCTTTCTCCATAAAGAATAATTCTGTATATTTGTGCCGTAACAAGTTGCAGATGTTACAGAGACAAGTGGTTAAACTTTCCTCACAAGAGGTTTAATATATGGTATCCGTAGTAGCTGCAACCTATTGCGGATATTTTTTATTTCAATTAATAACAATTAACCCAAAGAGCAATGAAAAAAGCTATCAAAAAAATACGTGAAGCAATGGAATGCTCATCTTTCATAGATATTTTCTGTTTGTCTCTATTTATAATTTGCGCATTAATTGCTTTATGTATTACTATTTTATCCACAATAATTTGTAGTATTCATTTTATGAATAAGCTTTGATTAATTCTCTAATGCAGTCTTTTATAATTAGATAATTCCCATCTTTGTTTAATAATAAATTTTGCATATTATAGTTTTCTACTATTTTAATATTTTCATCAACATATTCATTAAATAAGCCTTCGTAATTAATAATGGAAAGGCGATTTTTAGTATTAAAATAATTTTCTTTTTTTGTTACTATTAAGATTTTTGTAATCTGATTTAAAACTGCAACAGAAATATATGGATTTTTTGTTTCTGCGGACACTTTAAGCGCTTGAGAAAGACTGAATAATCCGTCTTCGTGTTTGACGATTCCTGATTTTATCTCTTTATCTACAAAAGTCAATATATCATTTTGTATATAATTGAACTTGATAGAAAAATTTAAATTTGCTGATATTGCTTTATCGACGTACTCTTTCTGCTTTTCTAAATTTTCCTCCATTTTACTTTCTAGCAAATGCATTTGTCTATATATCTTTTTTCTAAAAATAGTTAGATTATAGCCAAACATAATTGTAACACCAGCTACTATAACAGTTAATATTCCAATTATAACTGATAGAAGCGCTACATAATCTCCAAGGTTCATATAAATCTCTTTTTCCATATAATAATGTATAATTGGGGTTAATTGTTTAATAATGTTAAATACAGAATATTTCTTCATATTCTGTATTGTGAATAAGAATAATTCTGTATATTTGCATCATCGAAACATCGCAAAGATACGTAACTTTGAAATGATTCGCAATAGTACATTTATATTAAAATTAAAAAGATACGATTATGAACGCATTTACATTCTTAACAGAAAACGGTAAATTCAATAACAGTGAGATAATGAAACACGCTCACATCTTGAAGGCGTATCGTCGTATCTCTTTGAGTGAAGCATTGAAACAGTCTTGGTTCTTGGCAAAGAGACAACAGAGAGAATATAGAGAGATTGAAGAGGAAAAGAAGTCATATAAGCCGGAGTTTCCTAAAAAAGAAGGTAATGTATTGAAAGCGTTCTTTACCGGAAATCATGCTGATTATATAAATCGTGATAGTTCTTGGAGGTAATTATGGATATAGAATATATAAATAATCAATTAGTCTTTCTTCGTAAATATGTGAAAGACTTAGAAACTTATGATGAATCCACTGTTAGGAAATTGGCGAAAAGTAATAAAACTAAAAGTGAAATTATAGATTCCTTTTTGGAAAGTATAAAATTTTACGAATCTCTGTTAGGTTAGAACCTACGTAAGAAGCGAGCGAAACGCTTTCAGGGCACAAAGGTAAACCGATGAATCCTAATTCGGGATGGGAGGATTAACCCTCAAAAATGAATCCGTGTTCAGGGCACGTTAAAGTAGCCTGCGCTAATAAGCATTATAGCCGAGGCGGAGAATAATAAACTGTATAAGCAATCGATGGCGATGATATGAGCCTAAGACAGCAGCAGTCGATAAGTCAAAGATCATCACACTATTAGTGTGTATATATAGCCCTACTGACGGATTGAACGGTATCCGATAGCGAGAATCGGGTAGGGCACTTTTATGTAGTGTTTTATTTTTTATTTGTGTGGTTGTATAGTGCACGGTCTGCGAAGATAGTGCACTTTTTAATAAGGATAAGTGGCGGAATTGGCAGACGCTTAGTTTGATAATACGGCTGGCTAGCCTCGAAGCAGGAAAGACGATCGGGGAAGTCAGAACCACAATTGAAACGTACAAACGAAATCTTGCAAATCCCGGTTCGAATCCGGGCTTATTCACAATAATAATCAAATAATTAATCTTATGGAAAAAGAAATTGTAGTTGACGAAAGCTATCAGACGAGAAAACTGTTTGATAAAATGAAAGTAGGGGATATCTATAAAGTTCCCTATGATAAATCCCGACATACAGGAATAAAATCAGAAGCTGCACGTAGAAATCGTGATGCTCGATTAACTAAAAAATTAAAGTCAAATATAGATTTGATGTTTCGGGTTTCAGAAACCGCAAATCCCGGATATACTTCTATTATTAGACTAAAGTAATATTTGATAACCATGCAAAGAGTATTGACTGAACTTACTCCTGAATGTGAACTGACCACCCAGATGTATATTTCAGGATTAGAAAAAGAAGAAATTGCTGAAATAAAATGTCGGGCATCTAGTACTATCAATAACCAGTTACAAAAAGCTTTTCAGGTTCTTAATGTTAAAAATGGAAGGCAGTTATGTCGTAGGTTCTATGAAAGGATTTCAGGAATTGAATTTACTTTTGATTTTTCCCCTGTTGTACGTGCATCTACGGCTTGGATATTTATTGGTATATTTTCTTTTTCTCTTTTTCATGAGCAAGGCGACATGAGAAGAAGTAGGAGAACAACGGTGGAAACTTCTGTAAGAGCAAGAAGAGTATAATAGCTATTTGCTGTCTAATATTAACTATAAAAATAGATTCTATGAAAACAATTCATAAAATACAAAATGTGATTGCGGTTATTGCTCTGGGGATGTCTATGCATTTAGCAACGCAATTGGAAATAACCACCAAAGAAACTATATCAGCCGCTATAATGGTAGTTCTCACTATAGTAATGTTACTAGAAAGAAGTTATAAAGAAATTCAATCAAAAGATAGGAGGATATAGAAATGATTGGAGTAGAAAGAATCTCAAATGACACTAGGCTAGTAGATCTGACAGTTGGAGAATTAAAAGCCGTGCTTCAAAGTTCTATGTCGGTACAAAAGTCAGATGGACAAAAAAAGCTAGTTTACGGATTACAGGGGCTAGCTGATTTGTTACATTGTACTAAAAGGCATGCTTCAAAAATCAAATCTTCCGGGATATTGGATGAAGCAATCAAGCAAAGAGGAAGAACTATTGTAATAGATAGTGATCTAGCTCTGGAATTATTCGGAAATCGCAAATAACTATTCATTTATTAATTAACCCAATGCCGACACCCCAGGATGTCGTAGGGTGCGAGTCCCTGTATTTGAGTTTTACATGTTCTATACTATCCTAGTGTCCGTTGGTTCGGTATCTAGGAACAATCTTTTTTGTATATTAAATGAAAATAGACGCTTTATTTTCGATTAACCACTTTAATAATATATATATAGTTATGAAAAAAGTAATTGTAAGAGGAGATCGTTCCGGTGTATTTTTCGGAGAGTTAGTAGAAAGAAATGGTAGTGAGGTTAAGCTCGCAAATTGTCGTAGATTGTGGTATTGGGATGGTGCTGCTAGTATATCTCAATTAGCAGTTAATGGTACAACTAACCCACGTGAATGCAAATTCACAGTTACGGTTCCAGAGATAGAGATCCTGGATGTGATTGAAATTATCCCGTGTTCGGATGAAGCTGTAAAATCTATTGAAAGTGTACCGGTATGGGCAAGGTAATGGAAGATAGAATAAAGCAGTTTCTAAGTATTGGCTCTGGCTCTGGCTCTGGCTCTGGCTCTGGCTATGGCTCTGGCTCTGGCTCTGGCTCTGGCTCTGGCTCTGGCTATGGCTCTGGCTCTGGCTATGGCTCTGGCTATGGCTATGGCTCTGGCGATGGCATAAAATCCATAAATGGGAATTCTATTTATGTAGTAGATAATATACCTACTATTATCACAAATGTAAAGGGTAATATCGCAAAAGGTTTTATCCTTCAGTCTGATTTATCTCTTACTCCCTCTTTTATAGCAAAAGAGAACAATCAATTTTCTCATGGTAATACTCTACATGAGGCATTTGAATCTTTGCGAGAAAAGCTTTATGATGATAGTACAGAAGAGGAAAGGATCCTTAAGTTTAAAGAACATTTCTCTGACTTTTCTAAAAAGTATTCTGCTAAAGACTTGTTTATATGGCATCATGTACTCACTGGGAGTTGCAAGGCTGGAAGAGAAGCTTTTTGTAAGGACAAAGGTATAGATGTAGACAATGATAGGTTTACTGTATATGAGTTTATAGAACTGGCTAAAAACTCGTATGGCGGTGAGATTATCCGCAAACTATCTTAACTTAATCCCGGTTTGCTTTGATCGGCACTCCGGGAGCAATTTAAACCACTTTAAATAATATGAGATATGAATTTAGAAAACTATGAAATGCTTCCCGTTGAAGCGCAAGATGTACAAATTGTACAAGTTGATGCAGTAGAAAGAGCAAATGTAGATTCGCAGGTAGCAACAGCCAAACGTTATCCACGAGATATAAGACGTAGTATAGACAACTCTGTTGTAATGGTTACCATGAATCAAGAGACAGCCCAATCATGTAGTTACGCCCTCCCTCGTGGCGGAAAACCTATCACCGGCCCATCCGTTCATCTAGCAAAAATAATTGTCTCTAATTGGGGTAATATGCGTACAGAAGCAAAAGTTGTGCAAATAACAGACAAGCAGGTCATCAGTCGTGGGACATGTTGGGATCTGGAAACTAATGTCGCTTCTGCATTTGAAGTCAGGCGTAGTATCATTGGCAAAAACGGACAGCGATTCTCTGATGACATGATTACAGTTACAGGTAACGCAGCTAACTCAATCGCTTATCGTAATGCCGTATTCGCTGTCATTCCTAAAGCTATAACAGATAGAGTGTATTACGCAGCACAAAAATTTATAACCGGTGATTTATCTGACTCCGACAAACTTTTAAAGGTAAGAACAGGGGTGATGAACAACTTCAAAAATAACTATGGTATAACCGAAGAAGAAGTTGTAAAGATGTGTGGAAAGCAAACGGTAAACCAAATCGGCGCTGACGAAATATCTATGCTGATGGGAACGATTCAGGCTCTGAAAGACGGAGATACTACAGTCGATGAATTAATGAAACCGATACGTGAAAGTAAAGAGGCTATAAATCATAAAATAGCCGAAGCTGCGGCAAAAGCTGCCGGAGTAGAGGAAACTAAAAAGGAATAATTTAAAATACAGCCATAATGGAAGCTCAACATTCTTTAGAATGGTATAGAAAACGATTAGGTCATGTCACCGGCTCACGTGTCGGTGACTTGATGAAATCCGGCAGGAAGAAAGAGGATTTGTTCGGAGATACCGCAAAATCCTATATATATCAACTGGCAGCCGAAAGAAGTATGAATCCATATTTTATCAATGATGATAATCTATTTGAAAAATACTTATTTCAGGTCGGAGTTTCATCAAAGGCTATCGAATGGGGTAATACACAGGAATCTGACGCTCGCAAATTGTATAACAGAATGAAAGGTAATAATATGATTGAAACGGGCTTCTGTATCCATCCTAACATTCCTTTCTTTGGCTCTTCTCCCGATGGTTTCTGTTGTAACGATGACGGAGAGAAAGGGACGTTAGAGATTAAATGCCCCAGCCAATATGTTTTCATGAGATATAAAGAAGAGGTGAAGAACAATGTCGGATTGCTTCTTGCTAAACCTGAATATTTCTACCAATGTCAGTCTCACATGATGGTGACCGGTGCAGAATGGTGTGACTTTGTGGTTTATTGCCCCTTTCAATGTAGTCCTATTCACATTGTGAGAATCTTCCCGGATTATATGAATTTCAAGCTCATAGAGAAGCGTATTCTGATGGCTAATGAAATAATTGAAAAAATGGTAGCGTAGCTTATGGAAAAAGAAATTAGCGAAATAAACGATTACCTGAATATTACCTGCTCGAATAATCCTGTGGAGATACAAGAGAGAATATCAGTCATAATGGTGTATTTGAACCGATCCGGTGAAATGCTTGCGGATGCGAAGAAGCTGCTCCGGAAGAAGAAATCTACAGAGATAAGCAATACCATCATCGCAATAGCGAAAGAGCAATGCTTATCGGCAAAGGTGCAAAACGCTTTGCTTGACAGCATAGCGGAGGATGAGTCGTATTTGGTGGATCGACTTGATCGGCTTAATGCCGCCTGTACGCACCAATTAGATGCTTTACGTACTTTGTTGAGTTACGAGAAGGAAGCTATGAGGCTGAATAAAACAGGATATTAGAAAGTATTATTCCAAATAACATCTATTTGGAAGTTTTGAAATAAAACAATGCGAAAAACATGGAAGAAATATGGAAATATATCAATGGATATGAAGGAATATATAAAGTGTCAAATATGGGTGAAATAGAAATAACAAGACCAAAATGTAGAAAAAAGACTATAGGATGCTTATCGCCTAATGGATATCTGTATTTCAATTTATTAAAGGATGGGAACAGGATACGAAAATTAGTACATAGAATTGTTGCTGAAACATTTATCCCTAACCCATATAATAAGCCATGCGTTGACCATATTAACACAATAAAGACTGACAATAGAGTTCAAAATCTACGTTGGGTAACAGAAAAAGAAAATGTAAATAACCCAATATCATTGGAAAGATTACGAAATTCTAATTCTTTAGGTAATAAATGGAAAAACGTTCGCAAAGTTAAAGTAATCCATGTTTACCTGATCTTCGAAAAGCGGAACTATTACTTCAGCTCGGTAACGGGCATATTCCGGCATTTGTCCGAGGATCAGATAGGAATTAAGCAAAGTACATTATCTCACAATACGGAGAATACTATCGTCACTGGTAGGGCTATAATCCGCAAGAGTGAGCTATTGAGATAGCTTTGTTAACCTTTTTACCCCAGCCTGCTTGTCTGTGAAGATTGGCGGGCGAACATGGGGAGGTATTCTCAATGGTAAAGAGAGCATAAAGAAAGCGTACGAAGTGCTTTATGTATTGCAGATGCAATTATTTAGGTTCGACTCCTAAACTGCCCCACATGAAAATAACAATCACCAAACAAGAATACCAGACGATAGTCCGGTGCTTGAAAACGTCAGAAATCCTCATTAGGGGATATAATTTGAGAGATGAAGATATGATTCGTAAAACTAGAAAGAAACTTCAAAGGAGTAATGAGAAACGTTGAAAGTAAAATCCAAATTGCATGCGTGAATTGGTTTCGGTATCAATATCCGAAATATAAGAAACTTCTCTTTTCCGTTCCGAATGGAGGAGCTAGAAACAATATTACTGGTGCAATATTGAAAGCGGAAGGAGCTTTGGCGGGAGTGTCTGATTTGATACTTCTAAAGTCCAACGGTTGTTATTCTTCCTTATGCATTGAAATGAAGCAGCCGAATGGACGCCAACAGGACAGTCAAAAGGAATGGCAGAAAGCGGTTGAATCTGTAGGGAATAAATATGTTGTCTGCCGTTCTTTGGAAGAGTTTATAGAAGTTGTGAATGATTACTTAGCAGAAAAATAAGATTTTCATTTGGTATTTTGAAATTTGGGTGTATCTTTGCGGTGTTCACGCCAAGAACAAGACTTCAGAAAGAGATTAACGTGCATATTTTTATGTTCGTTTGTAAGCGTAATATTGCAAATATATAAGGCTATCAAATCCCATTGGATGCTCGTTATCTCTAACGGTGTCGGTTCTTGGCGGAACGGGAGGCGATAGCCTTTCTTGTTTTTAACAACTCAAATTTCGTTCAATGCCAAGAACCAACGAAATCAGAGTTAAGGCGAATAATAGTAACCCCAACTTTGCGCCTAGCAGTGCGAAAACTGTATCTTATGAAAAGTTCCTAATCGAAAAGAATTGCAAGAATGAAGCTTATGCCTTCATACTCTCGCAAGGATTATTCCAGCAATTCCAGGATTACCATTTTAGTCATCATTCAGGCGATCCACACAAGGATTGTTTAAAGTTTCTGTTATCAAATATTTAAATTATAACTAAATGGCGGAATGAGATACTCCCGCCTGTATCGCTATTGTCTAAAATTTAAATCAATATATTATGAATAAAATTAAAATCTTTCAGAATGAGCAATTCGGAGAGGTAAGAATTGCGATGAATGAGAATGAAGAACCATTATTCTGCTTGGCAGATGTGTGTAAAGTGCTTGAGTTAAGAGTAGACGCCGTACAATCAAGAATAAAGGATGCCCCCATTCGGTTTGGGGTCATAGATTCAATGGGTAGAGCACAGCAGATGAATTTTGTAACAGAAAAGAATCTATATAAAGTAATCATGCGTTCGGATAAACCACAAGCCGAACCTTTCCAAGATTGGGTATGTGGCGAAGTTCTTCCATCTATCCGCAAACATGGCGGCTATATTACAACCCAGCAAAATGATACTCCCGAAGAAATTATGGCACGTGCGTTGATTGTAGCACAAGAAACACTGAAACGAAAAGAGCAGCGCCTTATCGAAGTAGAAAGTAAAATTCAACAGGACGCTCCTAAAGTTCTTTTTGCCGATGCGGTCTCGACTTCCCAACGTTCTTGTTTGATCGCTGAATTAGCGAAGATACTACAGCAGAACGGTGTGAATATCGGTCAAAATCGCTTGTTCTCATGGATGCGTGATAATGGCTATCTCTGTCAGAAGGGACAATATTATAATCAACCTACACAAAAATCTATGGAATTAGGATTGTTTGAAATAAAACAAACAACAATAACCAAGCCAGATGGTACAGTGTTAGTTACTACTACAACGAAGGTTACGGGAAAAGGACAAATCTATTTTGTGAATAAGTTTCTAGGGAAAGATGCCGCATAAATCAACAGGGTTACTTGTCGGTAACCCTAAATAACTTTTAATTATGGATAAACATTTATATAATAAGCATGGCCCGCATACGAACAGTTAAACCCGAATTTTGGGAAGATGAAAAAATAGGGAAATTACCTATTCCATGTCGACTTTTCTTTATTGGGTGTTGGAATTTCGCAGATGATTTTGGTGTAATTAAAAGCAATGCCGCACTTCTTAAATCACAGATTTTTCCTTATGATGAAAATTTACGAGTATCTGAAATAAAAAAATGGATAGATGCCTTAGTAGATGCCCGGATGCTAATACCTATTATTCACAAAGAAGAAAGCTATTACATTATCCGCACATTTCGTAGCCATCAGATCATTGATAAGAGATACGATAAATCATACATCAGTAAAGATAAATCTTTGGTTAATGAATTGATTAGTAGGGCTTTAAAAAATGACGACGTGAACACCACGTCAACACTATGTCATGACGACGTGAACACCGCGGAGGAAATGGAAATGGAAAAGGAAGATAATAAAGAAACTTCTCCTAACGGAGAAGAAAAGAAAGGCGAGCTTTCTTTCCATTCTGTTTCGGGAAATATTGATTATAACGGCTTGATGAATTGGTACAATGAGTTGTTTAAAGATAAGCTTCCTGCTATAAAATCAATGACTGAAACACGTAAGAAAGCTGTTAAGGCACGCATAGCCCAATATAGTAAGGAAAGTGTAAGGACTGTGTTTAATCTTGTTCTTCAAAGTTCTTTCTTGCTTGGCGGAAATGATCGCAACTGGAAGTGTGACTTTGATTGGATATTCAAACAGGCCAATTATACTAAAATTTTAGAAGGTAACTACAATGGAACAAGGATTAGTAAAAATCAACAAGATAGCGAGCAGCGAAAACGTGATTCAGTTCTTGCAGTCGCTACAACCGTCCGAGAAGCTGCCGCAAAAAAGAGAAAGGAGCTTGAAGCAGAGGGCATTATTGGACAAATACCCTGATCCGGCACAATTCATTCTTGATTATAACCCGGATTTGCAGTTTAAAATTGTCAGATGTAATGCTACACACGCAGATTTAGCTTTAAATCTTGAAATACCAAGTTTGGGGCTTTTGGCTTCTACTTATGGGGATGAAACTCCTTTAGAGTGGCTTAAAATTCAATTTGGAACGTTGAATGATTTTGCAGAGGTATCTACAAAGATAGCCAAAACTCAACTTGAGGAATTGGCTGCAATATTTCTTTCGGAGTATTATTATATCAATGCCGCTGAAATATGTTTTTTCATAGCTCGTTTTAAATCTGGCAAATATGGGAGGTTTTACGGAGCCATTGATCCTATGAAGATAACAAGTGCTATGCTTGAATATATATCGGAAAGGAGAAAAGGAATTGATCGGCATGAACGTGAACAATATCGTTTACAGCGTCAAAAAGAAGTTGAAGAACGTGATAACAATAGTATATCTTATGTCGAATACCTTGAACAAGAGAAAAAGCTTGTGGAAAGCAGAGATAAGGATGCTATTGAAAGAGCTTCTATTCGTGTTGGAATTCCTTATATTGCTAAAATGTAATCAAACAATGAGAATACTCCTAAAGATCCTCCTTCTCCTAGGAGTTAACATCTTATTTTATCTGGTAGTCTACGCAATATCAGACTACTTAATGGGTGTGATTAATTAAACAACGAATGATATGAATAAAACTCACGGTTCTTTATTTAGCGGCTTTGATGCCCCTAGCGTTGCAGCGTCATGGATGGGCTGGAAAAATGCCTTTCACTGTGAGATAAACTCTTTTTGCAACGAGATACTAAAATATTGGTTTCCTGATTCAGAACATTATGAAGATATTACAAAGACAGACTTTAGTCAATGGAAAGGAAGAATCGATGTCCTCACAGGCGGATTTCCTTGCCAGCCTTTCTCCCTTGCAGGTCAGAGAAAGGGAGCGGATGATAACCGTTACCTCTGGCCAGAAATGTTACGAGCAATACGCGAAATCCGACCCACTTGGGTTATTGGTGAAAACGTTGCTGGAATCCTCACAATGGTTCAGCCCGGCGAGGAGACTGAAATGGGAAGCCAAACCGCTCTTTTCGGAGAAGATAACCGAAAAAGAGTATTGTTACGACAAGAGTATGTCGTCGAAACCATCTGTAAAGACCTTGAACGAGAAGGATATTCTGTCCAACCGTTGCTTATTCCGGCTTGTGCCGTCGGAGCGCCCCACAGAAGAGACAGAGTGTGGTTTGTTGCTCACAGGAATGATGCTCCCCACTCCGACCTCGATAGATGCCGGAACGGGAAGAATAAACAAGAGCCGCTCACCCAATGCAAAGGAACGTCCAACAATTGCTTTAGCAGCAAAGATGGGGTTGTTACCTACTCCTACTGCGAGTTCCCATCACAACGGATGCTGCAAGGAGAGAAAGGACGGTACAAGCAGAAAATCCGAACTGAATCATTACATATCCGCTCAAACTGGGAAAAATTCCCAACTCAATCCCCTGTTTGTCGAGGAAATGATGGGCTTCCCTTTGATGTGGACAACCTTACCATTCCTTTCACAAAATGGAGACAGGAATCAGTCAAAGGATATGGAAATGCCATAGTTCCGCAGGTGATTCTTGAAATTTTCAAAGCGATAGAAGAATTAGATAATTGATTAAACCTTGCAAGTTCTTGAATGATTCAAGGATTTGCGTAAAACAAGAACAGAAAGGAATTAAATGAACCTACAATCTAAGATAGAATACTCCATCGCTTTGCTTCGCAAATGTGAACAGATGGCACTTGATATGGATTCGGAGAATGGCTTTTATTTAGCTTTTTCCGGCGGTAAGGACAGCCAAGCTCTCTATCACATAGCAAAGATGGCAGGAGTGAAATTCAAGGCTCATATGAACCTTACAAGTGTTGACCGGCCGGAAGTGATTCGTTTTGTGAAACGGAACTATCCGGATGTGGAGCTGATAAAGCCGAAGATGTCAATTTATGATATGGCACTTAAGAAACATTTGCTACCTACAAGAACTATTCGCTGGTGTTGTGCCGAATACAAAGAAATGTCCGGAGCTGGTAAGGTTACTCTGATTGGCGTTAGAAAAGCAGAAAGCGCCCGGCGCTCTAAGCGTGAAGAGATTGAAATAAGCGGTCACAAATTTAGCGGCAACTTCGACCAATTCTCTGAACACAAAGAAAAGATGGTTACTTGCGTGGGAGGAAAGGATAAAATACTTGTTTCTCCGATAATTCACTGGACTGATAGGGACGTATGGCAGTTTTTGAATGGGAATAGCATAGAGCATTGCTCGTTGTATGATGAAGGCTATAATCGCATCGGATGTATTATCTGCCCAATGTCTAACTATAAGCAGAAGCTAAAAGATTGTCAGCGTTTCCCTCATGCGAAAAGTAAATGGATTCAGACCATACAAAAGTTGATTGATGCCGGATATCTCAACCACAACTTTACCGATGCAGAGTTTGGGTTTAATTGGTGGATAAGCGATAAAAATTTTGACCAATATTATGCAGACGAAGTGCTGCAACAGAAAATAGAGTTTAACGTATAACAAGAATAGAAATGAGTAAAATTATATTAGATGAAATTCTAAGGTTTAAATACTGGTTACGGATACATAAGATTCCGTTAAGTAGTTTTGGAACAGGGACCAAAAATAATCCTATTAAGATTAAATCAAAAAGAAATAAATAATCATGAATAATGAAAGGCAGAAAATCTTAACTGATTATATTAGCTACTTGTATACAACAAGAAGAACTTATGATACTATTGGGAAATATATCAAATATGTAACTGATTTTCTTGAAAGTGCCGAAGAAATCAATCGTCGTGGCTATCTGGCTTATAAGCGTGAAAATGCCAATATTGGGGCACGTTATCCATTGATGAGTGAAGCTATTTGTGATTTATTGTTTCACCTTAAAATCGGATATAACCGTCAAGAAAAGAAAGTAAAAGCTTTAGAAAGACTTGACACCATTTCGGAAAAGAACAGAAAGTTGTTAAATGATTTTATAATATGGCTAACCGATAACAATGATTACTCTTCGCATACAGTGGATATTTATCACACATCCTTGAAACAATATTTTGCATACGCTAATAGTATAAATATGGAAAACTGTAAGAGATTTATACGTACATTGGAAGAAAAATCATTGTCTCCGCAAACCATCCGTTTAAGGATTACCGCTTTGGAGAAGTTCTCTAAATGGATGAAAAAGCCGATAGAATTGAAGAGACCTAAAATGAAACGTAGGCTAGATATTTCTAATGTTCCTACCGAAGATGAATACAATAGGTTACTGGAGTATCTGAAAACAAAAATCAACAAGGATTACTATTTCTTCATTAAGGTATTGGGTACTACAGGAGCTCGGCTCTCGGAGTTTCAGCAATTCACGTGGGAGGATATAGCGGCCGGCGAAGTTGTTTTGAAAGGGAAAGGGAACAAGTATCGGCGTTTCTTTTTCCAAAAGCAATTGCAGAGGGAAGTGAAGGACTATATAAAGGAGACAGGCAAGTCCGGTACTCTTGCTGTTGGGAGATTCGGGCCGTTGACTCAAAGAGGTCTTTCACAGCATCTGAAAGTATGGGGTAAACATTGTGGTATCGATTCGAAAAAAATGCACGCTCACGCCTTCCGGCACTTCTTTGCTAAAATGTTCCTGAAGAAAACCAAAGATGTAATTCAATTAGCAGACCTTCTTGGTCATGGTAGTGTAGATACAACAAGAATTTATTTACAAAAAAGTTATGATGAACAACAAAGAGACTTTAATAAAAACGTTACGTGGTAGTGTAGCCCAGCTCAATGAATTGTCGGATATGACTGAAGGCATAGATGTTTATGACGCTGCCGGATATGTTGATACTGAATTTCTTATGGAAGCGCTTTCCTGTGTTAATACTTTCATGGATGCGAGTAATATGTTCATTACGAAAATATCCTCACTGTTAGCGCCGGACGCTCCGGTTGATGAAAGGAAGAGCCAGGCTGATGAAGGTAAGAAATGGAATGTGGAAGAGATACTGAAGCATTGTACTCTTGAGGATAGTGTTCTTAAACTTCCGAAAGTACAATTCAATAAGAAATCCTATGCTGAAGCTAAAAAATGGATAGAAGAAGCTGGCGGCTCATGGCAGGGAGGTAAGATACAGGGATTCACATTTCCTTTTAATCCGGAACGTGTGTTCTCCATCTTGAAAGAAGGTAAGCGATGCGATTTGCAAAAAGATTTTCAGTTCTTTGAAACACCTGCTGATATTGCAGACTGGCTGGTAATGCTTGCCGGTGGAATTCATGAAACAGATACCGTACTTGAACCAAGTGCCGGACGCGGTGCTTTGGTAAAAGCGATTCATCGGTCGTGCCCGTCAGTAACAGTTGAATGCTATGAATTGATGCCTGAAAACAGGGAATTCCTTCATACACTTGATAACGTAATATTGCTTGATGAAGATTTTACGAAAGACAGTGTAGGGCATTACACTAAGATTATTGCTAATCCTCCATTTTTCGGTAATCAGGATATTGACCATGTAAGACTTATGTATGAACGCTTGGAAGAAGGTGGAATTCTTGCAGCTATAACTAGTCAGCATTGGAAATTCGCGTCTGAAAAGAAATGTGTTGAGTTCCGGGAATGGTTGGAAAAAGTTCATGGAGAAGTTTTTGAAATCGGAGCCGGTGAGTTCAAGGAAAGCGGAACGGCTGTTAGTACTATGGCAGTTGTAATAAAGAAATAATTAAAAACAGAATAGAAATGAAAGATATAGAACTATATAATGACCATTTCCAGAATTATAAAGTCTATGGCATTCCTAAGGCTCAACTAATTATAGCTGATGTCCCTTACAATTTAGGCAATAGTGCTTATGCTTCTAACCCTTCATGGTATGTGGACGGAGATAACAAGAACGGGGAAAGCGAACTGGCAGGCAAACAATTCTTTGATACCGATAAAGATTTTCGCCCTGCCGAGTTTATGCACTTCTGCTCCCAAATGCTTGTAAAGGAACCCAAGGAAAAAGGCAAGGCGCCTTGCATGATAATCTTTTGTGAATTTGAAGACCAGTTCCGGTATATTGAACTGGGTAAAAGATATGGGCTGAATAATTACATCAATCTTGTATTTAGAAAGAACTTTTCAGCGCAAGTCTTGAAAGCCAATATGAAGATAGTCGGCAATTGTGAATATGGATTGTTGCTTTACCGCGATAAACTTCCAAAATTTAACAACGATGGTCGGATGATCTTCAATTGCTTTGATTGGGTGGTGGACAATGAAACTCCGAAGGTTCATAGCACGCAAAAACCGGTTCCTTTGCTTCGTAGACTGATAGAGATATTCACCGACAAAGGTGATGTCGTTATTGATCCATGTGCCGGAAGCGGTTCTACCTTATTAGCTGCTGCCCAGTTGGGACGTAGGGCATACGGATTTGAGATTAAAAAAAAGTTCTTTGCTGATGCGAATAAATTTGTGTTATCACGTATCCAGCAATCGCTATTTGTGTAATTTAAATAAAAATAGAAATGAAGAATATAGAAAAAAGCCGTACAAGTTTAAAACAAGTACGGCAGTCCAAAAGATTGCAACCATTGCGAGTACTACAATGGTTAAATGTCAAGGAAGTTAGCGTCAAAAAGCGAAATTAATCCGCATTTAGGGCATCTAACGGCAATAACAGGCCATGAATTAACTGGTGGAATGACTCATGTTGCAATCAGAAAATGAAGTATAACGAACTCCGTGAAAAAATGCACGGGAAGAAATATTAAGAGAAAATCGTAAAACAGAGTAATATGAAACAGACATTAGAAGAAGCAGCATACGACTATGCTACTAATAAAACAAAGTTTAGAAAAGAGGTTTTAAAGGAGGTTGATCCAGATAACTATGTTAGTCGGAAATCTGATTGTATGGAAGATTTTCAATGTGGTGCAGAATGGCACGCAAAGCAATCTCCTTGGATAAGTGTGAAAGAGAAGGCTGGTTGCGATTCATCGAATGATTGTATTGTAATGAATACTGATGGTGAGGTATTCAGGGCATATTTTTCACATGAAAATAAATGGCTGAAATATAGTTGTGGACGGTATGACGAAGTGATAGAAGACGTCACTCACTGGATGCCTATTCCTTCTTTCGATGAGATACTCGAAGCCAACAGAGATGTACTGGAACGAATTAAAGAGAAAGGAGATTAATATGGGAATAACTAAGGTAACAATTAAAAACAAAAAATGATTTAATCATGACTCGCAATCAATTTATTCATTACTCTTATCGGCATAGCGAAATCATTATCTGGCACCAAAAGCACCCAGAAATAGATATTGAATGTATGTTGATAGGAGTAGACTTTGATCACGAATTATTTCATCTTGTTCCCATTGACTTAGATTATTATGAAGATAGATCGTATTGGCTTCCTTATACATCGTGCGACAAACAGTTTAAGAAGCCTAAGATGAAAGTAGTAAGGAGTGATAGAACATAGTAACAAAGTAGTTAAAACGAATAACAATGAGTATATTATCAGACGAATGGTGTTGCATGAATTGTGTACACCAAGAAGAATGTTTATTGGACGATCCAGAGTTGAACTTATTAGGATATTGTATGCAATACGAAGACGAAGAATGGGAGGATTAACTATGACCGAAGAACTTGTAACATTAGAGACAGCAAAGTTGCTGAGAGAGAAAGGCTTTAATGAGCCATGTATGATTGCTATTAATATTGAGGATAGTAGACAATATGGTACCAATAGAACAAATAGCGAGTTACCAATAAAAGTATGTTCCCAACCTACTCAATCCGTTGCCCAAAAATGGCTACGTGAAACCAAGAACCTGCATATTTCCATCATTAGAAACGCTTGCGGTTATGGCTATGATATATGCAAAGCTGACAATGGCACTCATATAACCGATGGGATATTTAAAGGTTCTAACGATGGCGGCCAGTGGGACACCTATGAAGAAGCATTGGAAGTTGGAATACAGGAAGCATTAAAACTTATACAATCATGAAGAAAATAATTTTCAATGATGAATTTGGCTTAACCCAAGCCGTATTGGAAGGTCGAAAGACTATGACGAGAATAATTATAGAAATTGATGAATGTGTTAGATTCCCTATTATTTGTTTTCGTCCACTTGAAAATTGGGAGAAGAAAGTGGTTAATCCTAATTATGTGTTTAACGGACATGTTTATGCAGTATATAATGAATTGGATTTATTATGTCATTTTGTTAAACCAAGATACGAGATTGGTGAAGTTGTTACCATTGCGCAAAGCTATATGGATGTTGACCGATTTCATAGAAAAGGGAAAAATGCAGCTTACTTAGAATACTTGGATTCTATATTGCCTGAACTGAAATTACATCCCGGTTGGACTAATAAGATGTTTGTGAAAGCCGACCTAATGCCTCACCACATTGAAATTACCGGAATTAAGGTTGAACGCCTACAGGATATATCCGATGAAGATTGCTTGAAAGAGGGGATTATTCATGCGTACACTGATAATGATGGAATAAAGATATATCATACCCCTCATACAAAAAGAGGATACTTGTCAACAGATGTAGCTCAACAAGCTTTTGCGTTCTTGATAGATAAAGTTTCTGGCAAAGGCACATGGGAAAGTAACCCGTTTGTATTTGCTTACGAATTTGTTTTAGTTGACTAAGGGAGGAATAGCCATGAACAGAGAAAGAAACAAATCCATTTGCCGAGAAAGACTATTGAAATTGCAAGAAAATGACATCAATAAACTTATAATAAGTGAAATTGCTGATTTGGCTTACTGTAACGGATATAATACCGTACTCGATGCTGCGGAAAAGGTTTTAAGTAACGAGGATTATTTTAAAATTGTGAAGCAATTGGAAAAGGAGGAATAATATGAAAGACTATCAATTTGAAGAGATAACGTTTTGGTTGTCATTTATATGTTGCCTGATATCTTATCACTTGAACATATCATGGTTGACAGGTATTCTTGCTGTGGTAAGTATAATCAACTTTCTGCGAATAGTAATATCTTCCTTAATATGCAGTAAAAAACAATTAGATAATCAACATAAAAGCGAAGTCAATAATCGGGAGGAGGAATAGCCATGCCAATAAGCGAAGTAGCAGAATTAATACTTAAAATAGCGTTATTCATCCTCAATGCCACAACCGTTGCCATTGTTGTAATTTTGATAAGCAAATGGCACAGACGCATGGAGGACAAGCTGAATGGCATCAAAAGTTATATTCAGCACGTAACGGATCGCAATGACATCGTATACATCAATCAGCTTGAAGAGATAAAAAGAATACTGATAGAGTCTGAACGTTACGAAGATGCAGCCAAGATAAGCAAGTGCATTGAGGATGAATACAGTAATCTTAAAAGAAAAATAGAAGACGGAGAATAAATAATTGATCCTTTAAAATGATTATGAAGCAAGAAATAAACAGCAACCTACTGGCGGAATGTATGAAGGAAGCCATGAAAGTGGAATTCCTGGACACCAGCGAAGAGATAAAGCTATATGCTTATGCCCTGTATAATGCGGAAATGTGGGGGAAGAGTGTAAAGTAAAAGAGCGCCACCCGAACCACCAGATAGACGCCCTTCCATAATTCATAGTACAAATATACTATTTACTTTTAATAATCGTACTATGTTTTCAGAAATATCAGAGTTAAAATCTATCAGAGAGCAGAAATCCAGATTGTCAGAAAGAGAGTCTGAATTATCTGCTCCTATTATGTCAGATCTGGATTATATTCCATCCATATATAAATGGTTTTGTGAAATACAGGACTTTAGGGATTGTCCGGGAAATAAGGGTAGCGTTCATATCAGAAAGAAGTTTATATTTATTATTCTTTTTCTTTATGCTCCCAGTGTCTTGGCCGGTGGGAGAATGCCAAAAGGACTTCGGGATAAGATTGCCGAATCGGTAAATATCAGCGATAAAACATTTATTTCCCACAATATCGAAACTGTGGTTGTTCTCTACAATAATTATAAGGACTTTCGAAAGGATATAGAGTATATTTACACTGGAATTATATCTCGGTTGAAAGACAATGGTATAATAGACAAGGTATGATAAAAAGAGAAAACATAGTAATATCTAAAGTGCATCCCAATGATGGTCAAATAGAGGGATTACCGAAGAATCCTCGGCTTATCAAGGGAGAAAGATTTCGTAAGCTTTGCAAATCTATAAAAGAGCTTCCCGAAATGACAGAAGCAAGGGATATTCTTGTTTACCCATATAATGGCGGATACATTGTAATTGGGGGAAATATGCGTTTGCATGCTTACAGGCGTTTAGGCTGGGAAAAAGTGCCATGTTGTATTTTACCGGAAGATATGCCAGTAGAAAAGCTTCGTCAAATGCTTATTCAGGATAATAATCCATTCGGAGAGACAGCCTGGGATATGATTGCCAATGAATGGGACAGCAAAGAACTTGATGATTGGGGATTTGATGTGTGGCAGGAGCCGGAACAAAGGTCTTCAGAGCGTAGTTCAGAGGAACAACAGGAAGAAGAAAGCGAAGAGGATATAGAAAAGGCTGATTTCTACGATATGATGCTTGGTGACAGGATATATGACAGCAATAATGATTTTGATATTCCAAATTTAAGGGCGGACGAACAGCCAGTAAGCGGTCTTGTAATTCCTTTATCTGCATGGGGCGCTGATACCAGACAAAAGAAAGGAATATCTACCTATCATTTCTATGTAGAGGATTACCGATTTGAAGCAATATGGAAAGACCCGACAACTGTTCTTAATAGCGGATGTGAGGCCGTCATAGAGCCAAACTTGTCCTTGTTCGATACAACTCCTGTTGCCTACGGATTACATCAAATATACAAAAAGAGGTGGATTTCCCGCTATTGGCAGGAATGCAGTGTGAAGGTGTGGGCTGATTTGAATGTGGCAAAGAAGTTTCAAAAGTGGAATCGTTTAGGTATTCCTGACGGGTATAACGCTTTTGCGACCCGTGGATATTCTGACAGGCAGGAGTATTTAAAGGAAGAAATACAGATTGCCCGTGAAATATCAGGAAAGGATATTCCTAATATGATAGTTTACGGTGGTGGAGATAAAATAAAAGATATATGCGTGCAAAACAGCATTATATATGTCGAACAGTTTATGGCTAACAGAGTTAAGAAAGGAGATTGAAATGGCTAAAACAAGTGGAGGGGTTAGAGGACGTGATAGAATCAGAAGCGGAGTAGATGCAAAGAAAGCAATGCACCGCTTAATTAGGACTTACGGGAATGCTAATCGGGATAGAATATATAAAGCAACTAGGACAGTTATGGATAATCTATCGAGAAATACTGGTTATCCAGTTGAAGTATTGATGCTTAATCCAACATTATCGGGGAGTACCTTAAAACGAAGGAGGAATAAATAATGGCAAAGACATCAGGAGGAATTAGGGGGGGCAGTGCAAAATCTTCCCGTAGAACTGGGCCGGGATTTACCGAACCTATTCAGGGGCCTACAAAAGCGAGTTCCAATGCAACAGAGATTCAATATGTATTTGTTGACAAGATAACGGGGAATGAGTCTAACGGCTATATTAGTTCTGATGTTGCGAAAAAGGCGATAAAACAAGCCGAAAGAAGCGATAAGGATGCTGGTATATACGAACCTGATAATTATTATATCCAACGAATAGAAGTAATGAAAGGGACTAATCGCTCTAGTAAGTACAGAGGGTGGTGATTTATAATAATAAAGCAAGTAGAAAACGGTTTGTAAACGGTTTGAAATGTCAAATAAGAATATAGCTAAAGATGGAAAGAAAACAAGATTTACGAGCGAAAACCAGCCTCCAAACAGAGGCCGGAAGCCTAAGCTATATACTATTGCAAAAAAAGCCTATAATATATCCTATGACGAATGGAAGGAGGTTGTTGTGTATGTTATGCAATGTACCAAAAAAGAGGTTGAGGATATTATAGAGAAAGATGATACCCCCATGTGGGTCATTAATATTTGCAGAGCATTATATAAAGATTCCGGCAAGGGCTCTATCGCTACGTTAAAGGAACTGACCGAAAAGCTATGGGGAAAGCCTATGCAAGAAACAAAACCTGAAGATGCCAATGTACCTACCAATATAGACCACGGTATCAGTATTGATTCTTGGATTAAAGACAAAGTGAAATGATCGCACCTCAAAAAATATACTACCCATTATATGAGGATAAGGAAAAATTTATTATTCTTATCACTGGAGGGCGTGGCAGTGGGAAATCGTTTAATACTTCTACTTTTATTGAACGATTGACATTTGAAATGACCGAATCAGAAAAGATCGTTCACCAGATTCTTTATACCCGTTACACGATGGTTTCCGCTGGTATGTCTATCATTCCGGAAATGATGGAGAAGATAGAACTAGACGGAACAACTAAGTATTTCAAGACTACCAAGACGGATATAGTCAATAAAATGACTAATAGCCGTATCATGTTCCGAGGCATCAAGACTTCGTCAGGAAACCAAACAGCAAAACTAAAATCTATTCAGGGTATCACTACTTTCGTCTGCGATGAAGCGGAAGAGTGGACGAATGAAGAAGAGTTCGACAAGATAATGCTCTCCATTCGTAAGAAAGGTATTCAGAACCGGATTATCATCATAATGAATCCGTGCGATTCCAATCATTTCATCTACAAAAAGTATATTGAGAAAACCCATAAACTGGTAGAGGTTGACGGTGTGCAGGTACAGATTTCTACTCATCCGAATGTACTTCATATCCATACCACGTATTTTGATAATTTGGATAACTTATCACCGGAGTTTCTGAAAGAAGTCGAGGATATGAAGGTGAATAACCCCGAAAAGTATGCTCATGTGGTTATCGGCCGTTGGGCAGATGTGGCGGAAGGTGCTGTATTCAAGAAGTGGGGAATTGTTGATGAGTTCCCGATTTGGTGCAAAAAGGTTGCTTTTGGGCAAGATTTCGGGTATACTCATGACCCGTCCGCCTCTATTCGCTGCGGAATTATTGATAATGCTTTGTACTTGGATGAAGTAGATTACCGAACCGGGCTTCTTTCCTCTGATATCATTAAAACGCTTCGTCCATGGGGATTGAAGGTTATAGCCGATAGTGCTGATCCACGGTTGATTCAAGAGATACACAATGGAGGGATAAAAATATATCCTGTCGAAAAGGGTTCGGGTTCTATTAACGCAGGTATAGACAAAATGAAGACCATGGAGATTTTTGTAACTAAACGTTCATACAATCTTCAAAAAGAACTACGGAAATATGTGTGGGCTAAAGATAAGGATGGGAACTATATAAATGAACCGGAAGATCATGATAACCATGCCATCGATGCAGCTCGTTATTATGTATTGGGTGAGCTTCTTGGTAAAATTCAGAAACCCAAGGATTATTCGGGGATTTTTGGACGTTAAAAATATATCAATATGACATTAGAAGAGATTTTAGCATTAGAAGATGTAGATCAGAAGATCGAATATTTGAAGAAAGGACGTAAAACGGAGGAACCTAATACCGGTGAAAACTGGAAGGATTGGAACGCTGATTTGCATGAGATCATTGTGGATAAAGAAAAATACCCGGACATCGAAGTTGTTGAAGAGAAGGAAAGGGAAGAATGGAATGATAGTACCGGTAAAAGCACTACTATTCCAGCTAAAAAACGTACAGAACCGTGTAACCGTATATCTATTCCGTTGGAGCAAGATATAACCAATATTCAAACAGCGTTTACAGTAGGGGTTGAGCCTAAGATGGATTGCGCTCCGTCAAATGAAGATGAAAAAGGGTTATTTTATGCTATTCAACAAGTATTGAAGAAGAATAAAATAAAGTACCAGAATAAACGTATAGTTCGTTCTTGGCTTTCTGAACAGGAATGTGCCGAATACTGGTATGCAGTCAAAGATGATTCGTTCTGGACTAAATTCTGGAATAAAATACAGAAGGCTTTCGGAGGAAGTGTAAGGCCGCAAAATAAGCTCCGCAGCGTAATATGGTCTCCATTCAGGGGAGATAAACTTTACCCTTTCTTTGATGATGCCGGAGATTTGGTTGCTTTCTCACGTGAATATAAAAAGAAAGATCTGGACGATGTAGAAATAGTATGCTTTCAAACTGTTACCGCTACCCATGTTTACCAGTGGGAAAATACGAATGGGTGGGAAGCGGTAGAAGAGAAGTCTTTCAGGCACGGGTTCAAAAAGCTACCTGTTTTATATGGTTATCGTACAGAAACTTATTGCCATAAGATAAAGACTATACGTGTACGTATAGAGAAGATATTATCAAGCTATGCCGATTGTATAGACTACCACTTCTTCCCGTATTTAATGCTCTTTGGGGATGTGTCAGGCTTTACAGGAAAGAAACGAAACAGGATCATACAATTGACCGGAGATAAGGCGAACGCTCAATATCTGACCTGGAATCAGGTTCCTGATACGGTTAAATTGGAACTTGAAGGGCTTACTAACAGGGCGTACGATCTGACGAATACTCCACGTATATCACCGCAAGAGTTGAAAGGTCTTGGAAATGCCATTTCAGGGAAAGCGTTCAGGTATATTTTTATGGGTGCGCACATGGCGGTATCTAATCATGCGGAAGTAATTGGAGAGTTCTTTCAACGGAGGGTAAACTTTTTGGTATCAGCTTTGGCGGATATTAACCCATCCGAATTTGACAAGGCGTCCCAGACTATTGATATTGATGTGGATTTGGTTCCGTATATGATTGATGACATTGACGAACGAGTAGCAACGGCAGTTAGTGCGATAAATGGTAAAGTATGGTCTCGGAGAGAAGGAATTTTGTTTGCCGGTAATGCCGAAAGGGTGGATGAAGTCCTGAAAGAGATTGAGGAGGAAGAAAAGAATGAATCTTTAGAATAAGTCAAAAAGAACAATATTTAGGGTGTGTGGTTAGAAAAATTACGGGGATTATACAAAAAGTATAGGAAAAATAGAACAAAATATTTAATAATATGAACGATTTAGTATTTAAAGGTGAGAACAACCAAGCGCTAACAAGTAGCTTGTTGGTGGCTGAAAAGTTCGGGAAAAGACATGCAAATGTGATTAGAGATATTGAGAAACTTCTTAATACAGAAGATGAAGAGCTGAACTCAAAAATGAGTTTAGCCTTTGTATCAACTACTTACGAGGATTCAACGGGAAAAAGTAATCCTGTATATGTCATGAATCGTAAGGGGTTCTCTATCTTGGTTATGGGATATACAGGAGTAAAAGCTCTAAGATTCAAGAACGACTTCTACGATGCATTTGATTCAATGGAAACAAGCTTGAAAGAGCAACAGAAGCCATTATCCCAACTTGAAATACTGGTCCAGTCTGCGCAAGCTTTGCTTGAACAAAGCAAACGGATTGAAAACGTAGAAAAGAGACTGGATGCAATGGAACAGGAGAGAGAAGAAAACGGGAAATTATTGTTGGCGGTTGCTGTTTCATCGGAAAAGGTTCCGGAAATTTCTCTTCGTGATAAGATCCGCCAACTGGTGAACAAATATGCTTCGGCAACCAACACTAGACAACAGGACGTTTGGCACAAAGTTTATGAGCAATTATATTACCTTTATCACATTTCTATTAGTAACTATAAGAAGAAGTTCAAGGGAGAAACAAAACTTGAAATAGCGGAAAGAAATAATATCTTGGATAAGGTTTACGCCATTATCTCAAATATGGTCAGGGAGCGAAACGTTGCATGAGAGACTATACATAAAGAAAGGGCAGCCCTGAAGCTACCCTTTCCCGCTGATTGGCGTCAACTAATGTGCCGGACCGAGGCCCCTGACACTAACTTATTTTGCTTTCTCTATTCTCATCTTTATTATCCTTGGAGCCGTTGAGTTCTTTATTCTTGTCTCGTTCTCCAACTCCTTAACCCTTTCCTTTAACTGCAAGTATTCATCAGTCAGTAATACAATTCTTTGCAGTAAAATTTCGTATAAGTCCATAGTGATATATTTTTATTAGTATGATTCGTGTGATTCGTTTAATTTTTCGATATAGTTGTGGCTGTCCGGCATTGAAACGGACTGCTGTAAATGTGCGATGTGTGTTATACTATCTTGGCTAGCTTTCCGTCAGAAGGTTTTCCTCCAAACAGGTGGTTCAGATAAGCCAATCCCTTTTGGGTAACTAGCACTTTGGTTACGACAAATCCCGGATGATTGTTTCGCTCGATGAATTTCTCCTTCATCTCGAAGTATCCGGCATCAATAAACCTCTGTTTTGGCTCGTTGCGGTTGGCAAAGAATACGCCCGCTTTCCTTAGCTTGTCGAATAAGGTGTTGCGCCCGAAACCGAGTTTCAGTATCTTGGCGGACATTCCTATGTCTACCTTGTCGTCGGTGGCGAAGGCTGCGTCGGCAAAGGCTGCCTTTGGTTGGAGTTTGGCGTTTTGCTGTTCTAGTTGTTGCTTCTCCAGTGCCAGCCGTTGCTTTTCCTCTTCCGATGATACGAGGGCTTTCAGGGCTTCGAGGTAGGTTTGGGGAGTTTGAGGTTTGCGCTTCTCTAGTTCGAGTTGTTCCCAGCGATCAATAATCTTCTCACGGAGTACTGCGTCGTAGCCGGAGGCGAGGATCAGGCAGCCTTTCTTGGTGAGTTCGAAGCAGGGGAGTTCTTTATATCCTCCTCTTGGCTGTGGTTGCTTGTAGGATGACAATCCAAAATTGGATTGTGATACTCCTTGCGCTAAAAGAGAACGAATATCACGCATAATATGTGCGTGCTGTTTTCCTGTGAGTTCCGCAATTTCAAGCGAACTCATTCTATCCGTATCGTGGATTAACGTCGCCATCAAACTACTATTATTCGTTTGATTTTGATTGGTGATATTGTTGAACATAACAATAAATAAAAAAGGTATATTGCCTTTCCCGCTGTTCAACACATATCACCTATGCTGTGGTTCCATTACAGTTCCACACGGGGGTACAATATACCTCAATATTTTAAGTACAAGCATAAAAAATGCTCGCATGATTAATGCAAGCTCCGCTCGCACAGGTGATTTATATATGTTGAACGCCGCAAACATACAAACTATTTTTGAAAAAAGCAAGAAAAAGCAACTTTTTTACGTGCGAAGTGAAGATATATGTTGATTTCCTTGCATTTATGAACAGTTGTCATTTATTTTGCTTTTGTACAACCATAAAAACACATAAAAGATGGACTTTAAAGATAATATTAAGCAATTGGCGGACAGAGTTGTAAAGCTTAGAGATAGTATTCTTACAGAGGAAGCGACAAAGAATGCTTTTATAATGCCATTTATTAACACATTAGGTTACGATGTATTTAATCCTTTAGAAGTCGTTCCCGAAATGACGTGCGATATAGCGATGAAGAAAGGAGAAAAAATAGATTACGCTATAATGAAGGATGGGGAGCCGATTATACTTATAGAATGCAAGCATTGGGCGCAAGATCTAAATTTACACGATAATCAGTTGATACGTTATTTCAATGTTTCTAAGGCTAAATTTGGGGTTTTAACAAATGGAGTTATCTATAGGTTTTATACCGATCTTATAGAGCCAAACAAGATGGATGAAAAACCATTCTTGGAAGTTAATATAACAGAATTAAGAGACTCTCAAATAGAAGAGTTAAAGAAATTCCATAAGTCATATTTTAATGTAGAAAATGTATTGAGCTCTGCTAGTGAACTAAAATACATGGGAGAATTAAAAAGTATTATTGCAAAAGAATTTTCTAGTCCCTCATCTGAATTTGTAAAATATTTATCAAAACAAGTGTATGATGGAGTTATCACCGCTAAATTGTTAGATCAGTTTACTGAATTAACAAAAAAATCTATCAGTTCATATATAAATGAATTGATTTCGGACAGGCTCAAATCTGCCTTAAAGACTGAAACTGTAGAAGAGGCAAAAAATGAAGAGATAGATAATAAAGCGTTAGAAGAAGACGGGAATAAGATAATAACAACAGAGGAAGAAATAGAAAGTTATTTTATAGTAAAATCAATACTTAGACAGGCGGTAGATGTTTCAAGAGTCGTTTATCGTGATGCTCAAACTTATTTTGCCATATTACTGGATGACAATAATAGAAAACCGATTTGTCGTATGTATTTTAATGCAATTAGCAAGAAATATATAGCTACTTTTGACGAAAACAAGAAAGAAACGAAACATGAGATTACAAGCTTGAACGACATATATAATTATTCGGAATATTTAATTAATACGATTTCGTTCTACGATAATAAATAGTAAAACGAAATATGAAAAGATTTCCTTCCGATTTTATGTTTCAATTAACTTCGGATGAGTGGGCTATCTTGAAATCACAATTTGTGATATCAAGTTGGGGTGGTACTCGCAAACTTCCTTTTGCATTTACGGAACAGGGTTTAGCCATGCTTTCCGGTGTTCTTAATTCAGATATAGCCATACAGGTAAATATCAATATCATGCGTGCCTTTGTCGCTGTCCGGCAAATGCTGGCGAATCCACCTATAGGCCGGTTAGGCAACATTGAGAAAGAAGTTAAAGAGCTAAAGGAATACATAGAGGAAGTATTTGCGGACTATAACGACATCAACGACGATACCCGGATGCAATTAGAACTAATCAACCAGACCTTAGCGGAGCTTCAGGCGCAAAAAAGGATGGAGAATAAGCCACGTAATCCGATCGGGTTTATCAAGCCGGAGAATAAATAAAGAGAACGCCCGTACATGATTTGTTAACTTGTGCGGGCGTTTAATTTCTCCCTGCTTTTATTTAATGCTAGAAAAATCACCTAAAACCAAAGAAAAGTAAGGAAATATTTGCATTTGTGTGCATTTGTATGTTATTTTGTCTCCGTACAACCGTAATACACACAAAATATGAATAAAGCAATTCTAATATTTGCCTTGCTGTTTCTTATTGGATGCAGCGAAGAAAGCGATCCTGTTCCAGAGCAAAATAATGAGGAAAACACGGAATCCGGTGATAATAATGCATTTTTAGTTAATGGTTTTAGCTGTAATATTGATTTTAATGAAGAAAATTACACCATAAAGGTTAGTAAAGATAATGAATTCCTTTTTGAAGTGTCCGAAGAAATAGGAAAAGGGACTAAGTTGGATATAGATTTGGGATATGGAAATAAAAAAGATGTTATCGCTTCATATATTAAAATTTTTGATATTCTTCAATATGAAAATACATATTATCTATTAGCAGATTTAAGAGACCAATCTGATATTTTGAGTTTTTGGGGAATTAGAAAGTTATATTCTTACGAGAATGGCAAGGTTCATGCAGTAACATTGAATACTAGTTCCTACTTGCCTACGAATATGGCATTTTGGTTTAAGAATAGTATAGTATTATCTGAAAAATACCAAGTGTATCCAGAAGCGACTGCTTCGGAAGGACATGTGTATGATAATGAATTGAATCTTATAAGCAAGTATTCTCCTAACGGAATAGTTTTAGATATGACACATTGCGTTTCTTTAGAAGAAGTTCTTAAACATCATTACACAATCTGTTTCTATGACATACGCAATACATCTCCATTATGGTCATATCCAATAGACCTAGTAGGTGAAGATTTTGTTGCAAGCTGTCAAGACGCCTCTTATTCTTCGAATAATACAGTTCTTGTTAATGTAAATATCACATACATAACGGGAAAAAAAGAGGTCTTAAATTTTGAATTTGACAAGGAGACAGGAGAACTTATTAAATAAACATATAAAGTGCACACAACATGAAGAAAATTTTATTCCCTTTAGTAGCAATATTGCTATTAGCAGGCTGTAGTTCTAGTGAAGATGTAATAGATGAACCGGAACCTCCAAAATATAGTATCAATAGTACGGTTCAAGTAGGTGATATTAAACTACAATCTTATATTTTTGAAGGAGATTATTATATAGAGGCTATTGACGAATCAGGCAACAAGGCTTTTACTATCAAGGATAAGGCGGAAGGGTATATTGAGGACTTAGGGTTTGGAGAAACTAAAGAATACCCAGTTAATGGATGTTTCATTTTAAGTGCTTTAAATAAGAATGATCATCTCTATATATTGGTCAGTTTATATGGCGCTCAGGTTGCTCATCCTCATAAATTTATGTTAAAAGTAAGAGAAGGTAAAATAGTAAAAAAAGAATATTTAGACATATATGATCCTAAAAGTCCATCCTTGCGCTTTTACCCCGAAAAAATAGCAGAATGGTATGGAGAATATATTGTGATATATTCCACAATAAGAACTAGTGCATATTTTATCTCTGTATTAGATAAAGATTTAAATATTATATGGAAAAATCTAACTGGGTTTATGCATACAGAGAAATTTATTGCCTATATAGAGCAGAAGAACTATATAGCTTTATCTGTAAAGAATATGGTTTATATAGCAGGCAATACTGTAAATTGTGTAGATATATCAGAATATAGATACTTAGAATCTTTTGTCTGGCAGACTACATTTACCGATGAAGAAATAAGAGTAGACAAGACCTCATATTCATTGGAAGGAGACAACGTAATAGTAGACGTTGAAGCAACCACTAAGGCAGGAGAGAAAAAGAAATATCATCTGGTATTGAATAAGGCGACAGGCTCTCTGCTTAACTCTGAATCCTAACCCTCAAATAAAATATAATCATGAAAACATCCAATTACGCCTCCAGATTATCCGTCAGCTGTGGCAAGAACACGGACAGCATGGAGAAACTTGCAAATTTATGTGAGCAAGAAGCCGAAAAGCTAGTGAAAACGCTGGATATTGCCGAGGGAGATGCAATATCCGTAATTTTTTCTACAATACCAGGTCCCGGATTCCCTGAACTTATCTGTGTGGGAGTATTCAGTAGGGACGAGAGTGGAAAGATCGTGTACGAACTGGATTTCTCGGAGTCAACATTGTAACTCATTTCCGCCCTTCGCAAGAGGGGCGGTTTTTGTTTCTAAAAAGTTAAATATCTCATATTACATCGAAATATCTTCCTAAAAGCTTGCTTAATTACCAAATGGTTATTATCTTTGTGATGTCATAAGAATCGCGATCTTTATATGACTGATGAAGAAGAGCTAAAGGCTCGGATTGAAGCTGCGGAGCAAGACCTTAGCTTCTTTTCCCTCAACTGGGATGCACTAAGGGAAACCGAATGGATTTCAGAAGAGGAGCTTGAAGAAGGAATCAATGATGCGCTAGACGATTTGATTGATGCCAAAAGCAAGCTGAAAGAAAAAGGTAGTCCCCCATAAGGGGCTACCATTTTCTCTTTAATTTATAAAAAATAATGCGTATGAATGCAAAGGAAGAACTTAAAAAGTGGAAAGATGATTTTGCAAAGGCTAAGACCGAACAAGCAAAATTGGAGCACAAGAAGCGTTTTAATGCGTATGTAAACTCTTTGTCACCTTCCGATAAAAAGGAGTTCTTGAATGAGTTTAAAAAAGGTGCAGAACAGGCTATAGATGAAGCAAAAAAACTGGCTAAAATTGCAGAAAGAAAAGAAAAACTAGATAAAGTTTTGGATTTTGCTTCAATGTCTTATATAGCAGAACATTATTTTGGAAAGTCTCGCCAATGGCTATATCAACGGATAAACGGGAATTTGATTAATGGGAAACCTGCTGATTTTACCCCTGAAGAGCTTAAAACTTTGTCATTTGCTTTATCTGAACTTGGAGATGTTATGAAGAATACCTCTTTACATATAATGCAATGAAATAGAAAGGGAATTAAAATTAATGGAATTACCATAAACCTTTTGGAATGAAGCGGAGTAACCTCCGCTTTTCTTTTTCCGTTTTATCTCATTTCCCTTCTAAAAAATAAACTTATAACTACTAATTTCCCACAATTGCTCAATTGTGGTTTATCCCTCATATAATAATTTTATAGCTTTCTTCTTTGAGTGTAACTTTATGCTGTTGAAAATCAAAACTAATTCATACAGTATGAAAGGAAAAATCTTAGTAGCACTAAAAACGAAGTATAAAACCTTTGGGTTTGGTGATAAAGCGTTTGACGGGGTGGCTGACTACTTGTCTAAAACCGTAACTGAAGAAAGTCAAATAGAAACTGCTATTAGTGGGGTCGAAGGACTTCTGAAGGCTTTTCAAGGAGACATTGATTCTGTTAGAAACGAAAAATCGGGTCTACAAAAACAATTGGACGAATTGAAAAATAAAATCGAGAATCCCAATCCTAACCCAAAACCGAAGCCGGAAGAAGAGAAAGATGATATAGCGACCATCATTGCGAACGCAGTTAATGCAGCCGTTAAACCTCTTTCTGATAAGCTTACTCAATTTGAAACAGAGAAGGCACAAGCCACTCGTCAAGAGCAAATCATAGGTAAAGCGAAGGAGTATGGTATTCCCGAAGACCTTGTTCCTATGTTGAATATTCCCGAAGATGTAAACTTGGATAACTATTTCAAGGATGCAAAGCAGACGTTTGCCAACGCAGGATTTCAAGATGTGAGAACTCCCGAATTAGGAAGCAATGAGCAAAACAATTCAAATGACATTGCCGCCCTGATAAACAAGGGAACTGAAGAAATTAAAAACTCTAAACAGGATTAATTATGCCAGCAGGTTTTAAGTATGATTTAAATCCGATTGAGAGACAAATGCCGGAAATGTGCCGTTTTGAAACGGTTTATAGATATTCCGGTGGTTTCAATCTGGATATTTCGAATTTGACAGGGGTTGCGCAGATCCCGCCTCTTACCCCTTTGGTTCTTGATTTTGTGAAACGAACGGCAAAAGCTGTTTTGAACGTTGAAGTAGCCGAGAAGATCACTGCCGGTTCTACTTCGTTGAAGATCAAGAAAAATTCTCTTGCGTACGTCGGTATGCATATTGGTAATGGTACAAATGGTGGTACAATTGAAGCTATCGACAAAAGTAATGCGGAATATGATACCGTTACTCTGGCCGCTTCGCCAACGCTTGCCGCAGAAAAGGATGCGGTATTGTTTGAAGCTACTGCCGCAGCCGGTAAAACGGCAAAAGCAACAGCAACAGCTTTAAATTATGCATGGACTAAAGTAGAAGCGGGTGCAACTGTTACCGCTATAGGCCAAGCGTACGAGATCAGACCGACAAGACTCATTGTTCCTATCTCCGATAAGGATAAGGAGACTTTGGGTGACAGATTCATGTTCACTTATTAAAGAAAGGAGGAACTATGTATTTGACTATTCAAACATTACTGAATGATCCGGAAGTGGTGAAAGCAGTTATCGACCGTGTGCAGGCTCTAAGACTAGATCAAATCTTTTGGAAAAAGCACCTCGATTTTGAGGAAACGAAATCCCGTGTGTTCAAAACATATTTGGGAACAGTAACGGGTGTTGTTGCCGGTTCTGTAATTGACCGTAACTCTAACAAGCCGTTAAGAGGGCGTAAATCTTTGGGTTCTGGATATGGCGAAGTTGCCTATATGGGGGATAGATACCAGATGGACAACGATAGACTCGATATGCTTCAAGAACTAATCAATAAGTTCAATCAGGCGAAGACACCAGATCAACGGGCTGCACTGGACGATATTATCAACTATATTGTAGATGATATGCGTCAGGTATTGCTTGCTCCACACAAACGTATGGATATTGTGGACGGTGATCTTCGTTCTGATGGTAAAGCATCGGTAAAAGTAGACGATAATCCGCAAGGAATTGAATTGCTTGAAATGGAACTTCCGGTTCATCGTATCACTCCGCAAGTTTCAGACAAACTGAATTTTGTTCGTTATCTTATGGAGAAAACCGTTGAATTACGTACTAAGTTCGGCATGTTCGTTTCTATGGAAATGTCCCGGAAGACTTTTATCAATAGCATTATTGGATCAAAGGACTTCGGAGAATTCTACAAACAAAGCTTTGATTCTAAAGAAGTCCAACTGTCTGCCGGGCTTATGTCTAGTGAGATGGCGACCACTATCTTTAGAGGATTGGGCTTGCCGCCTATCGTAATCAACGAAGATTTGGTGGAATTGTCAGACGGCACTTTCAAACAGGTATTTAAAGATAACCGTATTTCTTTGTTTACCACTCCTAAACAGGGAAAGATGCGCTGGCATACTCCGTATGAAATTACCGATCCAGTTCCGGGAAAGACTTACACCCGTTCAGAAGGTGGTATGTATATTTCCAACATACGTACGGATGAAGGCAGGTTCATGGAATATGGAGCCGAATGGATTCCAGAATTTACATCTCCCAATAAGATTGTAATTTTTGACCTGGATACGATGAATGCGTAAGTATGATAATTAGTGACTACATAAAGAAAAAGTTTCAGTCATTCGGCATATCATTGTCGGAGGCTGACTTGGTAGAGATGAATCTTTCTTCTGGGGTTGATCCTGACGGGGAAATGACTGAAGACAATTTACAGTCTATCTCTGTTGCGATAGCAAGATTTATTCCCTCCTTATTGCTTAGAGCTACTTCTAAATCGGTATCAGAAAACGGTCATTCAAAGTCTCTTTCTTGGGATATTTCCGGGATAAAGTCATACTATTCTTTTTTATGCAATAAGTATGGACTGAAAGATGAACTGAATACAGATAAACCTAAAGTAACATTTTGGTGATATGCTAGAAACTGCTCCGCATAAATTGCAATTACAGGTTATTACTCCGGAAGAGAATGACGAGTATAACCGACCAATACCGGGAACCGGTGGAGAGTCTTGGCAGGATGTAACAGATTGCTTCTGCCATGACAACTCTCAACAGAAAGAGGTTTCTGTCAATGGCGAACGCTGGGTATATAATTACCATGTGGTTTATGAGGGTAAAAAGATTATTTTAGGATCTCATATCAGATGTATGGACACCGAAGGCAATATTGTAGGAGAGGGAGATGTGAAGAAGAATGCCGAATGCTATTCGGAGGAGTTTAAGGGTAGATGTGATATTTGGGTATGATTGTAACGACTGACATAGCGAATATTATTTTTAAAGATTGCAAGTCTTTTGGAATCTCTGAAATGTATCAACGGGGAAATATCCCTGAAGGTAAAGTAAAGACCGAAAGAATTGTAATCTACCCCAAAACTCAACAACCGGATGCTTACTGGGAAAAAGGATATGTTGAAGTAAACTTCTGCGTTCCTGTAACAAGGTCTGAAAAAGCAAGCTTGATTCGCTTGAATGAGCTGGAACGGAAAGCAAAGACGTTTTTTAAAGATGGCGTTGTTTCCCAATATGACGGCTCCTGGTATCGTTACTCTTCTGAAAGTATCGGAATAGAAGAAGACAAAGAATTATGTTGTTACTATGTAAATGTGAAATTATTATTTGAAACTCTAAACGTAAATTGAAAAGATATGAAACCGTTTATAGGAATTAAAAAGATTTGGTACGGTGATGTTATTACTTCTGCTGTAACTAAAACTAGCCTTAAAACCTGGTTAGGTACTGCTACAAAAGTTGAGAACTCTCATCAAGATACTTGGGCGTATACGGAGGATGATCCTACCTATACCGACTATATTAACGAGTTGAATGGTAGCATCTACTATCGTGATGTTACTCAAAAAGGAGCTAAAACAATCGCTTTCACCATGGGAGTTTTCTCCTTTGATGACAAGGTTGAATTGGAAGGTGGTGAAAAGATTGATACTGATGCAGGATGGGCTTCTTCTGACACTCCGGGAATTGTAAATAAGGCAATCGTAGGCCAAACAAAAACAGGCAACTACATTGTATTTACTAATGCTGCTGTTATCGCAAAAGGTAATGCGGTAGAAAAGAATATCGGTCTGGGTGTAACAGCGGTGGCTATGGAAAATCCTAACTCCGGTGTTAAGAGCGACTATCTGTTTGATGGCGAAAAGGTAGATGCTGCATGAACTGATGAAAAAGTGGCGATTGCTTCTTCTGAATCGGCTACTCTAAATAGTTATTCAGCTGGATCAAGGCGGGTGAACGCTGGGAGTGCTGTAAACTATGGCTCTTCAGGAGAAGATGGAAAGCAACCGTCAGAGACATTATCTATATTGTAAAGTGGTGAGGGGTGAGGATTTGTGTTTCTCGCCCCCTTTTAATAAATATCATTATGAATAAAGCAGCTATACTTGTATCTGAAGCTATCACAGGCAAAGATTTCATTCCTATAATTGTAAACGGGAAAATGTACCGTGTAAACCCGCCTACTATCCATAAAATCGCTGGCGCCTCGGCTTATCTTGCTATTCTAGAAGATAGCAAGGATATTGCGGGTATTGTTTCTTCGTTAAAGGATATTTCCGTCGCTTCTCGTGCACTTTCTTGGTTTATTGAAGGGGATGATAGTCTTGAACATGAATTATCAAAGGGAACACTGGAAGAAGTGCTCTGTGGGCTTACAACCGCTTATTCTCTAATCTCTGTAGAAGATTTTACAATGCTGTTGGATTTAGCAAAGAACGTAGCAAATCTGACAGCAAAACAGAAGTTATAGGAAATGATTGTATGTTAGGGCAAATTGCGTCGTTCATGGAAAATCTTCATCTCTCTTACGATGAAGTAGTTTATAAAATCCCATATCGCAATTTGATCATCATGCAAAAAGATAAGTTGCACGTTGTATACGATGGGGAGGTGCTTAAGGAAGTATCTGATAAGGATTTCTTTGGTGAAAATATGAAATTTGATAAGTAATGAAAGTAACGGTTGATTTGTCGGGCCTGGACGAGTATGTTGAAGAGGTGGACGATTATGCAAATGAGCTTATGAAGGAAGCGGCGCATAATGCAGTTGACACTCAAAAGGAAAGAAATGTGAGTAGCAAGAAAACTTATCAGAACCATACGTGGAATCTTCGTAATGCTCCGGGGGCTGCTGTAGTTCGTGATGGGAATATCGTTTATCTATATGTCCCGGCAGATAGCGAACATGCGGGAGCCAAAGGCAAGACAGAGAACTTGCTTATATATGGGAAGCTACCCCAAAACGGTGTTGTGTTCGCTGATGGAATGGAGTATGCGAGCTTTGTTTCTAGCAAGGGTTTTGACGTTCTGGATTCGGCAAGCCTAACCGTGGAGAAAGAGTTAAAGGAATCATTTGGTAACGAAAACGTAAAAGTCACATGGCAGGAATGAAATTTAATGCAGATATTGACCTTGAAAAGATTGTCAAACTGCGTAAGGAAATAGATAAATTAAAAAAATCTCTTATTGAGATTGCAAGTGTACCCAATAGCGATGCGGCCGTGAAAGCTCTTGAGAAGCAATTAGCATCAGCTTTAAAGAAATTGGAAAAATATAAAGACAAATATGTCCAAACCCAACAAGCGAGGATAGATCAGGAAAAAGCTGCTTCTGAACAAATAAAAAAACAACAAAAGGAAATAGACTCTCTTGTCAAAAAATATGAAGTACTACAAAAACAGATTGAGAAAGGAACAGGCAGAGTGCCCCGTTCTCCTAAAACCTATACTGACGACCAGATTTCAGTTGCATTAAAAACTCAAGTACAGTCAATAAAAGAAGCTCGTGAACAACTAAAAGTACTCCGTTTCGCTCAAGCTAATGTAACAGACCAGCAAGAGAGGGAAACTGGTGCTAGAACGAAGTTAAATATCAAGATTCAAGAAAATACCCGGTATTTGAAGCTGAATTCGGATGCTTATACCCGCCAAAAGATGGAGATTGGTAACTATGAGGAAAATATACGTAGGGCTTTGGATGGTACAGGACAATTCAATCTATCTCTGTCGAAGATGTTAGGTGTTATCGGTGGTACTGCCGCATTAAAAGGATTAGTTACCGATATGATAAATGTCCGTGGAGAGTTCCAGAAAACATCTATCGCCTTTGAAACTATGTTGGGTAGTAAAGAAAAAGCCGATGCTTTAATGGCTCAAATGGTGGAAACGGCAGCAAAAACACCTTTTGATTTACAAGGAGTAACAAGCGGGGCAAAACAGCTTCTTGCTTATGGAACTTCAGCGGACAAAGTGAATGAAACTTTGGTTCGTTTGGGGAATATTGCATCCGGTCTTTCTATTCCACTTGGGGAGCTAGTTTATCTATATGGTACGTCTATGTCGCAAGGACGATTATTCACGCAAGATGTAAATCAGTTCATGGGGCGTGGTATTCCTTTGGTTGCCGAATTATCAAAAGAACTGGGGAAAACAGAATCAGAAATCAGAAAGATGGTTACTGAAGGTAAAGTAGGTTTCCCTGAATTGCAAAAGGTTATAGAGAATATGACTAATGAGGGTGGTAAATTCTATAACTTGATGGAAATGCAATCTACGACATTGTCCGGTCAAATTTCTAATTTGGGTGATGCTTGGGATTCTATGTTGAATTCTATTGGAGAAGAGACGCAAGGAATTGCATCTATGACAATATCGGCTGTAACGTCTATTATTGAAAACTATAAAGAGGTTGGAGCAATCATTGCATCTTTAGTAGCTACCTATGGGACATACAAGGCGGCCATAGTTGTGGTTAATATGTTAGAACGGGCTAATATAATGATTTTACGACAAGCAGTAGTTGAAAAGAAATTAGCTGCTGCCGCAAATATTGTCTTGTCTAATTCTATGGCTATTGCTGCCGCAAGAGGTAAGATATTCGCAACAGTTCAAAAGAATATCATCTCAACATTTAAGGGTGCGGGTAAGGCATTGGCTAATCCGTATGTCTTATTCGCCGCTGCTGTTGGAACTGCGACTTATGGATTATATAAGTTCTATACACGTGAGACGGAAGTCGAGAAAATGCAGAAACGGTATAATGAGACAAAAGAAGCTGCCGCTAGACGTGAAGAACAGCATAAAACAAAGGTCGAAGAATTGATAGCCTCCATAGAGGATGAAACTAAGGCTGAAATGGAGAGAGTGGGGGCTATTGATATTCTAAAGAAAATGTACCCTGGTATTATTGAAAAGTATATTGATGAAGAGGGACATCTTAAAAACTTGATAGCTCTGAAAAAAGAACTATCAGAAGCAGATGCAACAAGAAAAGCCGAAGAGAACAAAACGGAATTGCGAAGCTATGACGAGCGCATAAAGAATCAGAAAGAGTATATTGAACGGATGCGTACTAATGACCAGTCGGCTGTTGATGATGAAATAGCGAAACTGAAAAGATTAGAGGAGGAAAGGGAAGTTTCACGTCAAAAGGTAGCATCTGATTATATCAATAAATTGATTGCAGATTCTAAGTCAAAATCAGATGAAGAACTAAAAAATACAATTGATACTTATAAAAAAATACTATCTGAAAATGTACAAGGTGAATGGTTTAGTGGTAGTAAAGATTTTAAGGTTGGTGAAATAAAGCAATTTGTTTCAGCTTTAGAAGATTTACAAAAAGCCCGTTTAAATGCCGTTCAGAATAAGGAGTATTGGGAGAACAAAAAAAAACAAGCAGAGGATGCTCGTGATGCTTTAGATGTTTCTAAAAAGAATTCAGAAGAATGGAATAAATACACTAAACAAATACAAGAAGCACAAAAACAAATAGATAAGTATTCAGATTCTAAAACAAATAAATCTCTTTCTAATTCTCAAAAAGAAGCAGATAAACGTAAGAAAGAACAAGAAAGGCTCAATGAGGAACTTCTTGCTATCCGCCGTCAAAACCAACAAGCTGAAATCGACCTTATGCAAGAAGGTACGGAAAGGAAGTTGAAACAAATCGATTTGGATTACCAGAAGGAAATAGATGCCATTAAGAAACAGAAAGCTAGTTGGGAGTCGTCTCAAAGCGGAAGATTGACAGATGAGCAAACTAATCAACTGGGAATATGGGCTTCTAATGCTGCAAGAAATAGAGAAAAAGGTATAACAAGTACTAATAATGAAAGATTAGAGGCTGATAAAAAAGCATGGCAGGAATATTTCATCCAATTTGGTAATTATCAAGAGAAACGGAAGAATCTTATTCAGAAGTATGATGATGAAATAGCTAAATTGGAAGAACATAGTGCTGAAAGAGCTACTAAAATTGCTGAGAAGAATCAAGCAATAGCTCAGCTGGACGAACAGTTCGGGAAATCTACTCATGTCATGGCTGATTTGTTTGAAGATGCAAGTGAAAAGAGTGTATCATCTATTCAAGATATTATTGATAAGTATGAATTGTTAATCAAGTATATGTCTGGAACGGATGAGTCAGTATCTCTTATCAATTTAAAATCAGTAGGTTTCACAGACAAGGATATCGCAAATCTTGAGAATGGGACAATCAATATCAAGGATATAACGGATGCCATAAAAAGGCTAAAAGAAGAAGTTAAAGGTAAATCCCCTTGGTTATCCTTTTTCTCGGATATGAAAAAAGGAATCGATGATATAAAGAATGCTAATGGTGATACAAGGAAGCTCGGCCAGGGCATATCAACTATAGGGGGAGCTATAACAGAGTTTTCTCCTGCTATCAAACAGTTTGGGAGTGATATATCTTCCATATTTGGAGAAGATTTGAACGATGAAATAAATAACGTTATTGACGGTCTTTCCGGTCTTGGGCAAACGGCAGTAGGAGTAGGACAAATAATGTCTGGAGATATTGCCGGAGGTATCATGAGTGCTGTAAGTGGAGTCTCTCAACTTGTCAATGCAATGGGTAATTTGTTCGGGCCGGACGGTACCGCTTATTATGAAGGAGTAAAGGAACAGCTTGAAGCAATAAATGAGGTCTATGATCGTATTATTGACAAAAGCAAAGAAGATATAGTTTTCGGTGGTGGATTTGCATCTGTTCAAGCAGCTACACAAGCCATGGATAATTACGAGAAGAAAGTAATTAATCTCCAAAAGATTGCCGCAGCTTCAGGGCGTGCCGGTGCAAGTTGGAAGTCTCATAGTGCAGAATGGCATTCTAACAAAAATGTTGGTGCAATAGGTGGTTTTGAGCAGATGAGCGACATCCTAGGTAAATCAATAAGCTCCATGACAGACTTGTATAGTTTGTCAGGAGATGAATTGTTCCTCATTCAGTCCCAAATGCCGGAAGCATGGAGTTTAATTGATGCCAGAATTCGTGAAAACCTGGATAGTATCGTAGCTTGTAAAGATGAAGCGAATGAACTGAGGGATGCTCTTAATCAAGCCATGACAGGGGTTGATTTTGATTCCTTCTACAATGGGTTTATTGATCAGTTATCCGATATGGATACTTCTTTTGAAGATATGTGTGATAACTTTGAGGATTATCTGCGTAAGTCAATCATGGCTGGGTTAGTCGCTAGTCAGTATCAAGGCCGTATAAATGCTCTTTATGAGCAATGGAGCGATGCAGCGAGAAGTGATAGTAAAATTACTAAAAACGAAGCAGACCTTCTCAAAGAACAGTATCAGCAGATTGTAGAAGATATGATGCATGATCGAGAAGAAATGTTTAAAACATTTGGGTGGGATACTTCTGCTACTTCTCAGGAATCGTCGAAGAAAGGCTTTGCAACTGCTTCTCAGGATTCAATAGACGAACTTAACGGACGTTTCACTGCTTTGCAAATTGCCGGAGAAGAGATTAAGAATCAGAACCAGCTTCAAACGATGTCTATTCTTGAATTGAGAGCTGATATGCTGCCTATTATTTCCAATACTACAGGGATAAAGGATATTGCTAGTGAGACACGGGATTTGTTAAGGCTGTCTTATGAAGAGTTGACAGGTATTCATGATGATACAACAAGCATGAACAAGTCATTGAAGAATATTGAGACAGATATTGCAGAAGTTAAACGTAATACATCAAAATTATAATCTATGGTTGACTTATTAATTAACAATAAAGACGCTTTTGCGACGTGGGGCGTGAGAATGGGAGACGGGTTCATTGAAGCTATCTACGCTCCGCTTCCAATGAAAGAAATTATAGAGAATAAGTCTCGTTTACAGGACGGAAAGAAAATAATTATAGCCAATCGGAAGATTGATGAACGGGATCTAACGCTAATCTTTACCCTACAAGGGAATTCCCCAACTGATTACATAGCTAAGTATAAAGCATTTCTGAATGAGATAACAAAGGGGGAATTTACTGTCAAGATCCCAGCGTTAGGCGAAGAAGTATATCATTTGTATTATATTAGGTCCGCTTCTTTTGGAATCAATACAATAAGGACGTTTTCAAAGATCTCAGTAAAGCTAAACGAGCCGAATCCGGATAATAGAGAGTAAAATTGCCACAATAGGCAAATTGTGGTTTATAGGGTTGCCGGATTTTATGTTTTGAGATTTTTATCTCCGAACTTTGGTGTGTTATGGAATTAGTAGACATCAAAGACATATCCGGCAACATTCGCTTTTCGACTCCTATCAATGAGGGTTCGAAAAGACACTTCCTTTTGATGCAGGAAGATTATGTAACTCTAAAGTTTTCCCTTGCCAGTCCTATCTATTTCAAGTTAGGGGACTACATAGACAATGAGTTGGGAATATTTGAAGTAGTAGACCTGTATAAACCTACCTACAATACAACCACAGGTGCATACGACTATGAGCTTCGGCTTGATGCCTACTACTGGAAATGGAAGAACAAGAAATTGTTCTACACACCTGAAACAACCGGCCGTGAGGCTGGGTGGAATCTCACAGCCACTTTAGATGTTCACCTGAATATATTTCTTGATAACTTGAAATATCTTGGCTATAAATTCAGGGATAAGGACTTCATTTGGGAAATTGATGATACGGTAGAAAATTCCGCTAAATTAGTCACGTATGACAATGTAAATCTAATAGATGCGCTCACACAAATGGCGGAAGCGTGGGGATGTGAATGGTGGATAGAGAATCATAAGATTTGTTTCGGGCGTTGTGAATACAGCTCCCCTGTTGATTTCAAAGCTGGTGACTTGACGGACACAGAGAATGTGAATGTCAATAATATGACACGCAGCGATAGTCAGACAACTTATGCTACCCGTATCTACGCTTTCGGTTCTACACGAAACATCCCTGCTACTTACCGGAAAGATTTGATATTTGATGTTAAGAAGGTTAATGGGAGAGATATATCCGATACCTCAAGACCGTTAAACATAAGGTTCTTTCCTTCCGTTTCTCATGCTGGAATATCTCCTATCAGTATGAATATATTTGAAGAGGGCGAAATGGTGGGAGCACAGGAAGAATATAAGGTTATGACGGATGTATTTACTTCTTCCATGCCTGCTAGTGAGTACCATATCTCATTCAATTCAATGTTACTATACTTTAGCACCCGATTCACGTCAAATATTGAAAATTTTAAGGCTAAATTATCATTAGTCTATTATGTAGGAGATGTGGAGAAAGTACTGGATATTCAGGAGAAAGCTTTCAATGATTCAGTTTCAAGTTTTACTATTAGTTTTAGTGACACTGATTTCTTTCTTCCTGAAAAGGCTAATAATTGTAAGTTTTTGTTTACATTTAGCTTTTCTCTGAATCATCCAGAGAAAACGGTAGTATATACAATTGGAAGGAGTGGAGAAAATAATGTTAAGCTTGAATGTTTGTCCGCATCGGCGGACACTTCTGTAACTTTCCTGTCCGGAGCAAATTCAGGGAGGACTTTTTCAGCCGTTTATAATCCTGACTTGCTAACAGGTGAGGACGCTAATGTCATACGTCTGCCGGAAGGGGTAACAGCTTCTATGGGTAACCAATATATTATCAACAATATCATTAAGGGTAAAATTCCTGATAACTATTTCAGTAAAGATGATAAAGAACTTACTCTGAACGGTGTCGTTCAAAAGCGTCTTATGTTACCAAAAGATGTTCCTTATATAGATGCTTATAGGTATAGTCCAACAGGCGAACGTATCTATATCGGAGATTCGCGTTATGATAATCCGAATAATGTCGAAATGCCGGAAGAAGAAGCTATTGAAGAAATTGTTAAATTAGAGGATGAATATCCTAAATATATCGGTTCCGTATCCAGTATCACCAGTGATGAAAAGGAGGAGGAAGACAGTGACGGCAATAAGACAGGAAACAAGTACCTTATTTACACATTTAAGGACAATGGACTAAAAAACTTTACGAAAGATTTTGTGTTGAATGGTCAAGAACCCCATTTAATTTTCCAGACAGGTAAACTGGCCGGCCTTGATTTTGTTATCTCTCTAAAAGAGAGCGGTAATAGCGGAACTACATTCGAGATAACACGAAATGATGATTATGGCCGGTATCTTCCGGATGATATTCTTTATCCTGTTGTATCTGACACTTATATCCTTTACGGATTTGATACAGCGTTTATTTCAGAGCAGATGTTACCAGAAGCGGAACAGAATCTACTCAAAAAGGCAAAGGAATACGTAAAGAAATCCATGATTGACCCGTCTACCTACGATTGCGAGATGAACGCTGATTTCATCTTCAATGAGGGCAATATTCGTACATACGAAGTTGGGGCTAAAGTCAACCTGATAAATAAGGCTTATTTCCCGGAAGGACGACAATCCCGTATCATAGGTTTTGAATGGCCGCTGGATATTCCTTACGGCCACCCGATCTATACAGTCGGTGAAACAGCTCCATATTCGCGTATAGGTGAGATAGAGAGTAAACTGGAGTCACTCACATATAAAGGGCAAACCTATTCAGGCTCTGCATCCGGAGGAGGTGGAACAAGCGTGTATGTGATTGGAGAAAATGACAATACTCTTCCTTCTGATAAAAATGTATTCTCCGCAAAGAGAGTTCTTCAGGAAATAATTAGTTATTCTATTAGTAAAACAAAGAATGACAGAGCTTTAGGATTAATATCATTTTTGAAAGGCATTATAGTGAAGGAAGGTATTATAACAGATGATGTTACTGCAACAGAGGTGTCTGCCAATATCCTAGAGGTATTTGACAAACTTACAGCCAATAATGCAGCAATTGCAGGAAATATATCTTCTCTAGATTATGCCGAGAACCTCCTAGGCTGGCTGATTACTCCCGAAGGCCATATTGACGCAAAGTCTTTGCGGCTGCGTGATTTCTTGGAAGTACCGGAGTTGCGGTATAACCGAGTGTCTATTGTATCCGGTGAAGAATGGAATGCTCCCGGTGGTGGTATCATTGAATCAGTGGATGCAGCGAACAAGACCGTTCATTTAAAGCTGGAACCCGGGGAGGTATCACAAGTAGAGATTGATGATATCTGTAAGGGAGTATTCAATAACGATACCGGTTTCCAGACTGCGTATTTTCGGATTACAGAAAAGATAGACAACGCTTCTTTTAAATACGTCCTCCGTAGTGGATATACTTTTAATCCTTGTAAGGCGATGCATTTTGTCGCATACGGTAATTTCACTAACGCTGAGCGCCAAAAGTCATGTTACTCTACACAGAATTACATCCGCTTCCTTAAGGGTGTTAATAACTGGGAAATAACGAAGGAAATGATAGCCATGCAGTTAGGCGATTTATCTAACCTGAAGCTATTTGGCATTGATATGTCCGGTCATAGCGCATATCTCAATAGAGTCTATATGACCGGAACTATCAGGCAGATATCCAGTGACGGTGTGACTGAGGTTCCCGTTCCGGCATTCAAGGGTGAATGGAAGTCTGGTACGTATTGGTACTACGATGAAGTGACTCATAACGGCAGTACATGGATATGTATTGAGTCTACTACTACGCAGGAACCGTCAGATTCTTCTACGGACTGGTTGAAGTATACTTCCAAAGGAGAACAGGGAGCACAAGGGCCAGCCGGTCCTGAAGGCCCTCAAGGGCCGCAGGGAGAGCGTGGACCACAGGGATTACAAGGCCTGCAAGGGCCAGCCGGACAGAATGGAATACCCGGCAAAGATGGAGAAAATGGATTAACATCATATTTTCATATTAAATATTCTCCCGTCCAGAACCCTACAGCTTCTCAAATGACAGAAACGCCAGATGTGTTCATCGGTACTTATGTAGACTTTACTAAGGAGGATAGTAATGATCCCTCCAAGTATACATGGTCCAGATTTGAAGGATTACAGGGTGCAACAGGTGAACAAGGGATTCCCGGTGTTAATGGCGAAGATGGAAAGACTTCATACTTGCATATTAAGTATTCAAATGACGGCCAAACGTTTACAGACAATAATGGGGAAACTTCAGGGGAATGGATTGGGCAGTATACCGACTTTGAGAAAAATGACAGTAATGTATTCTCTGATTACAAATGGTCTAAAATCAAGGGCGAAGCAGGAAAGAACGGTAAAGGTGTACAGAGCGTTGATGTTCTTTATTATCTTTCCAGTTCTTCAACCTCCCTTTCCGGTGGTTCATGGTCTACGAACTCACCAACTTGGGTAGATGGGAAATACATTTGGAGTAAAACCAAAGTGGTCTATACAGACGGTTCGTCTATTGAAACCAATCCGGCTTGTATCACCGGAGGTAAAGGTAGTACTGGAGATAATGGTAGGGGAGTATCAAGCATTGTCGAAGAGTATTATCTATCTACTTCTTCTAATTCCTTGGTTGGTGGCTCTTGGAGTACAACACCTCCGACATGGGAAAATGGGAAATATATCTGGACTAGGTCAGTAATAACATATACAGATAGCGCATCAACGACAACCGATCCGATATGTGTTACGGGTGGTAAGGGGGCTACGGGAATTGGCGTTAAGAGTGTTTCCGAGCAATACTATTTGTCTACATCATATAGTACCACTACGGGTGGTTCATGGTCTACTACTGTTCCGGCATGGAAGGACGGTAAATATATTTGGACACGTTCTGTTATAACTTATACAGACAATTCTTATACGGAAACTAAACCCGTATGCGTGACAGGCGGAAAGGGACCTAGCGGTAACGACGGTAAAGGAGTGAAGTCATTTGGTATCTTATACTACCTTTCGACTTCTTCCAGTTCCTTGGTTGGTGGTTCTTGGTCTAGCACTTCTCCCACATGGCAAAACGGCAAATACTTATGGTCTAAGACCAAGGTCACTTATACGGATGATTCTACATGGGAAAGCGATCCGGTTTGTATTACTGGAAGCCAAGGACAAACAGGATTACCCGGTGCTATGATTCGTCCACGAGGTAGATGGGATAAAAATACTGAGTATTATCATAATGATGCATTTGTAGATGTTGTAATATACGACGGATTAAATTGGTTATGTAAGACAACTCATACGTCTACCTCTTCTTTCGATTCAACGAAATGGGAAGATTTCCACGATTTTGAAAACGTAGCTACTAACGTCCTTTTGGCGCAGAACGCAACTATTGATGTGCTCGGTACTTCGGGGATATTTGTGGGTAATCTGGAGAAGACAGAGGGTTGGTTAATGACTGAAGGCTCTATCAAGCATAATCAGACAAATGTTGAGTTAACTGCTGACGGAAAAATATCTCTTCCTGAAAGTGGGGGAATGACCGTAGGCGGAAAGACTTTCATAGAAGCCGGGAAGATAAAGACGGAGTTTATTAACGTTGATACTCTTGAAGTGACAAAATTAAAAGGGGCAACGGGTACTTTCAAAGAATTACAAGCTATTGATAATGCAGGCAAGATACAAGGCAAGATTTCTTTTAATACAGAAGGCTCTGGAGGTAATGTTTCCTCTTCGTTTAATATTGATTTTTCAAAGACTTGGATTTCTGGGGATTTATACCAACAAGGGTACAATTCTGTGGAAGGCCGATCTTGGCGGTTCTACGCATCTGATATTTGGTGTAGAGGGGAGTTCGGGCATAGAGTAATGACTACGTTAGAGTTCACGTTAGGTTATACCGAAAATGTCTATTTTCATGTCTATGGCTATGGTACAGATACTACTTATCATAAATATGCACAGTCCGGCCAACCGATAGATTGCATCGTACTTAAAGGTAACGGAAACTATTATGTCAGAGTATGCGATTCCGTCAAATTTAAAAGAATTATTATTGTAAATTTTTCAGATGTAAGTAAAAGGGTTGTATGCAATGTTGATAATACATTTTTAGTAACTGTTGAACCGTGGAGATGTTGCGCCTTTATAACATCTGATACAAAATACAATTCAGCTGTATATGCTAGTATAGTTGAATTATTGCCTATTATTTTTTAATTAAAATAATGTAACAATGAAAATAGATTTTAGAAAAATTGAACTAGTGGATCTCGAAGGGAATAAGAGTACCATCGATGTATCTAAAACATTTGGAAATGCGATTTTTCAGACTACAGGTGATCTTGGAGAATTTAATCTTGCACAAGATATACACCGGGAAGGAGAAGTTGATATATCGCCTGAACAAGCGGAATCTCTAAAAAAGTATACACAGCTATTTACTCGTGTAATTGATCGAATGGCTGTCAACGAAGCTCTTTCAAAAGTTAATCAATAACTTAAAAAACAGATAAACCTATGATTCTACTAGTATTAATGTCATTCATCCTCATCGCCGGATATGTCTTTGCGATGATAAAGAAGGGTAAAGAAATCCCTTATTCAATCAGTGATACCTACTACGCCCTGACGCATAAGTTCTGGTTTACTCTTTGCATGGTTGGTTCCGGCGCATTGCTTCTTCCGGCTGCATTGGAAGCAAGTACGGAAAACAGCCAATTTCTTGTATTCCTTTCGGTTGTCGGGATGATTGTATTGGGTGTGTCTCCCAATTTCAAAGGAAGCCAGAAAACCGCCCACTGTATCGGTGCCGCCATGTCCTTAATCTTCTCCCAGATATGGGTAGGTTGTAATGCCTGGTATTGGCTTTTTCTATGGGTGGGATTTATTGCATATTTGGCTATTTCGATAAGTGAGAACTGGACGGGTAACTTCATCTCTGACTTCATAAAGAGAAAGCCGATGTTCTGGGTTGAGATAGTTTCGTTGTTAACTGTTTATCTGACTTGCTTGATATGAAGAAGAATACAAAAGAAGATATACAGGTATGGACCGCAGTAGGAATGTTGTTTGCAGGAGTCGGACTATCCGTTGCGGGTTTTGTTGTAGAGCCGCTAGGACAGATCCATGATAGCGTATTATGGTTTTTTGCTCAATGTCTGATATATGCTGGTAGTATATTTGGGATTGGCATCTATGTTAACGGTAAGTTTAACAGCTTAGTTGATAGACTGAACAATAAAGAAACAAAGAATGATGAGCTGGATAAGGGAAAGTAACCGTATGAAACACTTGCTCTACGCTATTCCGGCAGGTGTACTTCTGACGATCTTGTTTGTCGCGGGGCTGGCTGCCGGCATGGAATTTAAAGACCGCGCATACGGGAATAAATGGGATTGGCTTGATATTGCTGCTACATTAATAGGAGGAGTTATTGGTCAGGTGATCCAGGTTGTAGTATTAATATTGATTTTATAGGAGGAAAGATATATGGCAGATGTGAAGGAATTGGCACCGTTCATCTTAAAATGGGAAGGTGGTTTCGTAAATGATCCTGATGATTTAGGAGGAGCTACCAATATGGGAGTAACAATCTCCACCTATGAGGCTTATTGCAAGAAAAAAGGCTATCCAAAACCAACAATAGAAAGGTTGAAGAATCTCTCTAAGGAGGAATGGACAGAGATCATGAAAACAATGTATTGGGACCGTTGGAAGGCTGACGAGATAAAATCTCAATCTGTTGCTAATATTCTCGTTGATTGGGTGTGGGCCTCTGGTATTCATGGTATCAAGATCCCGCAGGAATTGGTCGGTGTAATTCCTGACGGTATTGTCGGACCAAAAACTATTTCGGCAGTTAATTCTAAGAATCCACGCGAGTTATTTGATCGGATCAAGATTGCTCGTTTTGATTTTATAGAGGACATCTGCCGGAAACGTCCTGCAAACAACAAGTTCAAACGAGGGTGGTTGAATAGAATTAACGATATCAAATTTGAATCATAATAATAGGAGGAACAATCATGGCATTAACAGATATAACCTTTGCTAAAGGCGAACGTAATTATATAAGTGATACTGTACAAGTAAATTCGGCAGAAATAGGATTGCAGATCACATTTGAAAAAGGAGGTAAGCTTTGGGTGTATATAAGCTATGACGGAGAAAATTTCTCTGTTGTAGAGAGCAGAAATTACGATAAGAAGTTCGCCCGTCCGATTGTCGGAATAATCCCCGGACAATACATCAAGATTGAATGTGAGACGCAGCCGGTCAAGGCTCAATATTTTGAATCAGAAGAGTAATGGGAGCGATAGGATTAAATCCGATTAGGCTTGATGCGATAGGGCTTGATCCTATCCGCTTCAATGCGATTAGATTGGGAGTTCCGGGAGCTTCTTCCGCTACCGACCGTCCCTACATCTCTCCCGATGTATTGTCTGCCTTGACAGGCGTATGGATAGCTGACGGCAAGAGCAACACTGATCCCGACCGCAATATCATCAAGAACAAGCTTCCTGGCAGGGGAGGGGATTTTGAGCTTCTCAACTTCGCGTATAAGCTTAATAGCGGGTATGGGAAGTATGAAGAAGACTTTACTCAAAAGCCATATTGGTACCCATATAAAGGAGTAGATGCAACTCCTAATAAGTTATCTTTAAACTCAGATTTTAAACCTTCTGAGAAATGGATTATTTATAAACCAAAAGGAAATACTTTAAATGATTTTAAGGTAAGAGTATCGGGTATACCAAATGACGGAAGTTTGACATTTTTAATGGACGGTTATTCTAAATGTATTCACATAGTAAATGGAGATAATGATATAAAATTTGATATACCTACTACGCTGGGGTCATCAGGGTTTTGGATTGACAAAGTCGGATTATCAGATTGGTCTAATCTAGTAATAGAGCAAATCCCTTCTTTCCAAGGCTCACTATGTACTGACGGAGTCAACGACATGATTGTCAGTCAGAATCCTGTATCCGAGATGCTGGGCGGAAGTAATGAGTTAACGGTGGTGTCCATGATGTGTCAAATTAGTGATGCATCCGACCCTATTAATAGAAATAACTGGTTATTTACCCCTACTTCTTATTTGGAATCTAGGGTAGAAAAAGAGAAAATCGGGAAAACTGGAATATACGGCTATACTTCAACCGATATAAGAAACGGTCAAATATCTAATGTAAACACCATACTGGGAGATAAGAATGATTATATAGCTAACAGTTCGTTAGATCCTACGGGATTAGATTATTTTTCTGTTGAAGGATTTGAGAATCAAGGGATATGGTACACTTCCTCTGTCGCTTGGTACTGGACTTTCATCGCCAAGAGAGTATTGACCACTGACGAGATTAATCAAGTAATAGTCTACTACAACTTGGACAAGTATGTTAAGCCTGATATTTACTACGATGTGAAGAAGCAAGGTCTTACTAATGATAATCATGCACAGTTTGGTGATAAGCTGATTGATTATAGTGGTAATAGCCGAGACTTGCAGTTGTTCAATATTGGTTGGAATCCGGGAAGTGGGATTGGTAAATATGTTACTAATTTTGGTATTTGGTCAAAAGATACCGAATCTAATATAAGCTATAATAGCTATAGTTTTACCGTTAATGGTAGTTTAAAAAGAACTTGGTTAATGTGGTATGTAACTGAATTGCCTAGTTTTAAGATAAAAGTATCTGGTATTAATTCTAATGGTTATGTAGACTATGGGTATTACGACAATGGTTCATTAAAAAACTTTCGATTAGATAAGGACGGAATACATACATTACCGCCTTCAGGAGCGAGTAGTAATGGTCACGGGTTTAAAGTTAATGACACTAGCTTAGATTGGACAGGGTTAGTTATTGAGCAAATCCCCGACTTCGCAGGTGCTCTTTGCTTTGACGGAGTAGATGACTATGGTCAGGTGACAGGGATGCCGATTTACAAGGATTATACGGTAGTGGCGGATAGAGAATTTTTAGGCAGTAAATCTGGCTCAATTGTGTCTAAAAGCCATATAGTAAGTAATGGAGCTTTTATATTTGAAACTTTTGCAGATAAGAGCGCAACTACTAGTTTTGGAAGTAACACATTAGTTGATATATCGGATTTTAAGAAGATATCATATCAATCAAAGTATATATATAATGGAAATCCTATCCAAGTAGGTATAGGTGTTGACGGTGATTCCATGTGTCTAGGAGTAATTAGGGAAAATGATTCTCGTTTCTCCAAATTCGCATTATGGTCTCTCCTGCTATTCCCCTACAGCCTTTCTGAGTTTCTGTTGGAGCGCCAGCTAAAGAAGCACAAACTAGGCACTCTGTATCCGGGCATGGTGGAGTTTAGACCGATAGTGAAGAGTAACATCCCTTATTCGTCGATATCCTACTCGGTTAATCCGGGGGAATACGTTATTGAGGGTAGTACGGTCACTATCACCATAACATTGTCAAATTCCTCTGATAAGCTGGACGGTATATCATCTAACGCCATTAGCGACATATCCATATCTGGAGGCAACGGTGTCTATGAAGTAACCGGAAAGGTCACCAAGTCCCCTCAGAAGATCGACATAGTTATCTCCAGCTACTTGACAATGTTAGACAACGAGACTTTAATAACCAATGAAACATTAATTAAAAACGAATAAGTTATGGAAAAGATATTTGATATAGCAAAGTACTCCGAAAAATCATCATTTATTTTAGGTAATCTTTAATAAGTAAGAATTATGAAATACATTGTATTCCCAACAGTAAATCTTAACGAGATACCTCAGTCGGTATTGGACGAATTACACTTAATCCCGAGAAAGAGCGTAGACGGTACTCAGGTGATTATGAAAGTCGATAATTACGAAAAACTGTTCCCGAGCGCTATGACTTTGCCGTTATTGGATGAGGAAACTCCACAAGAACCAGTCTATCCTTATCCGGTATATGAAGGCAAAGAACTTAATAAATTGCTGGGAAGTTCGGAATGGACCTCGAACGAAAGTATCCTATGAAGTCCCTCCCTTGGATATTAGTCTGCCTGCTTATAGGTGTTCTCGTGTGGATGCGTTGTAATCCGCACGAGCCGTCACCGGTTTATATTAAAGGAGATACCGTATATATCCGGGACACAGTAAGAGACACAATCCCTAAGCCGGTAAAAGAAACTCCGAAACGTACCGATACGGTATATCTACCTATTCTGATAGATACAACGACTGACAGAACCGTAGAAGGCGATTCCATTCCGGTACTGATACCGATAACAAGCAAGGAGTATAAGACCGATGATTACCGGGCGGTGGTTAGTGGATATAAGCCTAGTCTTGACTTCATGGAAGTGTACAGAGACAAGGAAATTATAACTATTTCACCTTTACAGAAGAAGAAACGCTGGGGATTGGGCTTGCAGGCAGGATATAGTTATCCGGGAGGTTGGTACTTCGGTGCCGGAGCTAGTTATAACTTGTTTATGTGGTAAATTACCGGAACTACTATCTTCATAAAGAAAGGAGGCTAAAATGAAACATTAATTAATACTAAGCACTAAGTTTATCCGGTAAGTAGAAGGCCGGTTATCATAACAAATGTAGCTCTTTTGGGGGCAGAGTAAAAAGAACCCCCGACACATTAAAGTTGACGCCAATCAATACTTTAACACACCAAAGCATACATCGGTTGTGTCAGGGGGTATAATATCCTTAACATTCCGAAGTATGCTTTTGTTCTTTTGGTATATGTACTGATTGGCAAAGGCAAAAATACAACAAAAAAATTAATTACCATGTGTAAGTCAGAGATTTTTGCCGAAATATTGAACCTTGTAGGAAAAGAAACTGAAGTTTCCACAGAATTAATCCTTTCATCAAGTAAAGTGACTGAGGTTGTCGATGCCCGCTCCATTGTAGTGTTCTTCCTTACTGAATTCGGTCTGTACCCTGAACAGATCGCCACTTTGCTTCACAAAACATCAGCCAGTGTACGTTACCTGATATCTACTTTTGAGAGTCGAAAAACAACAAACAAAATGATTGCAATATATCTTCAAAATATTCGCAAATCACTTGAAAATGAGCTCTAATTTACGCAGTTTCTATTATATACTTTTGTGATGCGGTTGATATTGACCGTAATAAAAAGTATAAATCTCTATGGAAAGAACGTACGTTTTTAATCAGGACGGTGGAGCGGCTTCAGGAAACGGCCTGCTTGCTTCTATTCTTCCGTCTTTGCAAAACAGAGGAATTGATACCGGATACTTGATGGGCCTGCTTGGAGGCGGCAATGGTAACGGTGGTTTCTTTGGTAACAATGGTGGTTTTCAAGACATCATTGCGCTTATTGTGATTGCGGCTATTTTTGGAAATGGCAATTTCGGCTTTGGCGGAAATAACAATCAAGGAGCGAACGAAGGAAGAGAGATGATCATGCAGACACTTAACCGAAACGGTGTCGATATTGCATCACTGGCACAAGCCGTGAACACCTCTTCCGATCAAATCCTTGCCGGTATTAACTCTGTATCCCAGGCAATCTGTGGTCTTGGCAACCAAATGGGACAGAATACCAACAGTATCCTTACCGCAATTATGCAGGGTAACAACGCTCTGACATCTCAAATCTGTAGCTGTTGCTGCGATATGAAACAGCTTGTAACCACACAAGGATATGAGAGTCAGCTCGCAATGTGCAACCAGACCAATACATTGGTTAATACTGCAAACCAAAACGCATTGTCATTACGTGACGGTGCTACTGCCAACACGAATGCTATCCTTGCCAAACTTGATGCAATTCAGAATCAGGCATTACAGGATAAGATTGCATCTCTTACTGCGGAAAAGGCAACTCTTACGGCTGAAATCTCCCAACGTAATCAGAATGCTACAATCCTGAATGCGGTAGGTCAACAGATTGCTCCCCTTGCAGCAGGATTGCAAGCATTGCAAAGCGATGTTGATGGAATCAAATGCAAGTTACCTAACACAGTTCCAGTTCAATACCCTAACATTGTTGGTGTAAACATGGATACTTACCGTGCGGCTGCTTTCGGTGCTTATGTTGGTGACTCAGCATACGGACGTAGCGGATGCGGTTGTAATAACTACTGGGGTTGATTCTGGTAAGAAAGGAGGTAATTATGTGGCCTAACTTTTTTACAGGATTTCCGTTCTCGTTTCCGTCAATAGGAAGAGCGAATTTCAATACTCTTCCTACGGTGGCTGTAACTGTCGGTACTGAAAATGTGACTTTGGAGCTTCCTAACCATGCGTTCCGCAACAGGGACTATGTCGGAGGGTTCTATGTCAATCTTCGTCAGGCGATCCCTGCCGGTACGACTGCAACACTCCCGATACTGATAGGGACTAACGGGGACACAAGACCGTTGATGGCTTATAACAATGAGCCTGTAACTGTTGCAAACTTGGCTGGAACCGGCATCTATGAGATTCATTACAACAAGTACACCAACGAATTGTATCTTGTTAATGGCGGATACAGACCGACAACGGTTCCGGCTCCTACAGTAGAAACCGCTTCTTTACGGAGCAAGTAATAATTAACATGGAGTTTTGTGGTATTTTCCAAAATGGAAATAGCCACACTCCTTTAAAATTAAACAATCATGTTTCAGAACTTACGAGTAAACAGTACGTTATATCTTCTTCACAGAGGTGCAAATCCAAGTTTGGAATGTGGGCAGGTCGTTAATGTAAGCCCTATAAAAACTATATATAAGACTGTTCCCAACATGCCTTATCCACAGCCTGTCCAGGTTATTGATTTTGTCGTGAATATAAACGGACAGAATGTCAATTTGCAAGAGATACCGGCTAATGCCAATATTGCTGATGATGTTAAAACAGGAATGCTGATTACAGGGTCAAGAGACGAGATGAATACCGAGGTCCTTACTATGAAACAGAAGAGTGAGGATGTTCTAAAAAGCGTGGAATATCATCAGAACTTTCTTGGGGTATGTGACCAGATGCTTGCCATGCTTAACCCTGAATTTGCAGCCAAGCAACAGCAGGAGCAGGAAATATCCGCATTGAAAGGGCAAATGTCCAATATGGATAAGAACATGCAGGAGATGAGCAGAAATATGGCTGACCTCATTGTACAGAATCAGAAGTTAATGGAACAGCTCGGAGTAATTGAAACATCCAAAACAAAGAAATGATTATGGGAATGTGGACGATAAGAGAAGAACATGATGGATATGATCGTGACTTCGGAATGAGAGGAAGAAACGAGGTTGAAGAAGCCTATCGTGAAGGTTGCCGTCATGGTTATGAAAAGGCCATGAGTGAAATGCGTGGCGGTGGAATGGGATTCCGTGAGAATGGACGTTACGATAGTGACGGTATGAACGAACGTCGTATGCCAGGCTATTTCCCTGAATCCCCTATGTATGGAGATATGGGAGAACGTAGACGTAGGCGTTCAAACGGTGAGTTCTATTAATCGTATGAGGGGAGAAATCCCCTCTTATCCTAAAAAGCAATTAATTATGGGACAAAGACTAGATACGTATGACAAGATGCCTTCAGCAATGAAAAATTATCTGTCGTTATACGGTTGGCACTTCTCTAAGAAGATGTGTGAATGGGCTGTTTCTAAAATGGAAGTTGAGAACAAGGCTACCAAGCAGAAGGAAAAACTCGTTCCGATCAAAAAGGAGGAAGTAGAAGAGCTTCTGAAAAAGTACGGAATTAAACTGGAGAAAGATTCCGGGTATGATTGCGTATATGTAGCTAATATGGCGAAAGCTGATTATTATAAGAGTTCCATTATAGATGAATCCCATTTGGCATTATTCTTGAAGGATTACATAGATGATCCTGACGGGTATGACGGTCTTCCTTTTACCCGTTTCTATGCGGATTGTATCGGAAGTGGCACACCTATAATGTGGGATGATATGCTCTGATTATGATAGTTCAAGATTTCTACATACCGAAATATGATTGGATAGTTAAGGTGTACTATGCCGTAACGGCTTACTGGACCAGTGATATTCTATGCGCACTTCACCGTATCGGTTGTAGAGGAGAGGATTTCAAACAGGCATACAGAAACCTCTCTTCCGGGGTTCTCAATACCGGTCTTACTTATTCGAACTTTGAGGACCGTGAGACTGTGATGGTAATTGCTCTCACTTCTTCCCCGGGAGAGTTTCAAAACTCATGGGACCACGAAAAAGGGCACTTGTGCCGGCATATCTCACAGGTATTCAATATTGATCCTTACGGGGAGGAAGCCCAATATCTTTCCGGTGAGGTAGGTCAGAAGATGTTTCCAATAGCGAAGAACTTCTTGTGTGAACATTGCAGGAAGAACTTATGTCGAAGATATTAAGGGGCATTTTGTCAGAAATACAGGCGAAAATGAGAGAAAAAGACTACATAGATGATTTGATTTCACAAGCAGACGACCGGTGCCACTCGGATTTCTGCCGGCTTCTGTTAGTAATGCTATGGAACGCCTAGAAAAGTGGTTGTGTTGGCTGATTCCTCTTGCAATTATTGCAAGGGTTATATCTTTGTGCTTGTCCCTGGCTATGTAGTCGGGGATTTTTATATATATTATAAAGAATATAAGTATAAATAGAGTAAGAAAAAGAACTTTTTTTATCTTTTTTCTGTTATAAATTGGAATATTGGTATTATATTTGCAACCAAAATTCGGTTTTATATGAAATTTAAGTTTAAAATAACGGATGATACCACTATTGAGGATGCGGAAAAAGAACTAGAAAATCTTTATAGTGCACCTGTGGTGGATCTGCCTTTTAATCATGTGGTTAAGATTGCGGAATTTCTTGGAGCAAAATTACAAGATAGCCCACGTGGTTCTATGGAAAGATTTTATCACCCTTTAGCTCCAACACCTGGCAAATATTTTGGAGTACACGTTGTTCATAAAGGTGGCAATGAAGTCCTAATAAAGAGGACTAATTTTAAACAGTATCTTTATCCGGTGTTAATTGAAATAATAAGGATAAAGAAAAAGCAATAACTCACTAACCCAATACAATTATGTCACGAAAAGATTTACAGTACTACAAATCATTGGAGTACAATGTTATTATTAAAAAAGAAGAACTTGATGGCGAAAAGTGGTATGTTGCATACTGCAATGAGCTTGGTTTAAATGCATGTCATGGGATAGGAGAAGATAAAGTATCTGCTTTAAATAGTTTTATTGAAGAAAAAGATGCTTTTATAGAAATGTTGTATGAAAAAGGAGAGCCTATCCCTGAAGTTGTAAATGAGGAGCAAAATTCAAGTGGTACATTTTCAGTTAGAACATCCTCATGGGTTCATTCTTCGTTGATACAACAAGCTAAAATGAATGGTGTTTCCCTCAATTCTTATGTTAATCAATTATTAGCATACGGAATTGGGCAACATGATGTTTCATTGAAATGTGAAAGAAAAATAGATGAGATTGATGAAAAGATTACTGCCCAAAATGATATGATTTTAAGGAACCTTAATTCAATTAATTACAAAACAAATACCTTGTTTTGTAATGCTACTCAATCTCGTTTTTATGAACATACCGAATTTAAATCAGTTATATAAATATGAAAAATAAAATTACCCCAGAAGAATATTCTTCAATATTAACTTCCATAAAATTAGATAATATATTTCTATCGAATGGGAATGTTAAGGTGTTTGAGTGTGTATCAGAAGGAGGTTCTATCAATTTAAATTTTAAAGATAAATACTCGTTTTCTGAATCTGAAAGTAATGCTTGTTTTATAGCTTCCTTTAAGTTTGATGGTATAATTGGCGAGCAAGAAAATGCGGAGAAACTATTTACTATATCTGGAGAGTTTAAAGTCAGATATAGTAAATTAAAAGAGGTCACAATAACAAAAGATTTCTTTGATGTTTTTAAAGAGATAAGTTTATCAGTATTTATCTGGCCTTATTTTAGAGAGTATATTCAAAATATGATTGTCCGCACAGGACTCCCTTCTTTTACTCTCCCCGCCAAAATATATGGCGTACATGATCCTCAATAAAAGGAATCTCTTGTACTTTGAGGATTATATGTTTGGTGAATAGCTCCTTCCATTTATAACTGCCTCTTTAAAATGGAATCCTCCCGGTGTATTAAATATGCCGGGATTTTTTATACCTTTGCCGAAAACAAAGTTATTATGACACAGGAAAATAAATACAACCACGACTCGGTGAATGAGTTACTGACATGGGCCAAGGATGTTCTTGACAACAAGAAATATCCTTCCGGAGAGTTCCAATTGGATAAATGTGCGAAGATTCTCGACTGCGGGAAGTATCTGGATTCAATGATTTCGGTTATCTCTAGGAACTGGGAGAATCCTACTTTTCATCCTAGTATAGATCAGTTGAGATTGTTTAAGGAGAAAATAGAAAAGGTAGCCGAATAAGCTGCCTTTTTGTATTTTAGTCCCCGTTTTAGTTCTTTGTCTTTGTAACTTGTTGATTTTTAATGTTGTTGGTAGTGGGTACGAGAA